GTGAATTTTGTTGGACGGCATTGTGCGTTGTGGGTCTCTGAGCGACTTCCTCGCTAAACCAGTCGGCGTAAAGTGAATTTTGTTGGTCGGCATTGTGCGTTGTGGGTCTCTGAGCGACTTGATAGTCATGCTGGAATTTGGCACTAAAACAAGGTACAACGTGATGTGTGTTGAGGGAATTATAGCCTTTGGTTAAAAAAGGATGTGCTTCTTCACTAAAAAAGGGATGGGTAGTTGGAGAAGGTGGTACTCCCTTGCTTAACCGGGGATGTGTGGTGATTATCGCATTATAGGCTTTGGCTCGAGAAACATTATTTTGTTGATATTCTTGAATTTTTTGGAGCATTTTTGCACGATGCGTGGGAGATCCCATGCCGACGTATTTATCGTATTTCCCTTTTATAGCAAAGAAAGACTGGTTTGTTGCCCTCAGTTTGCCCTTTAGTTTACTGGCGACCATAAACTCATGAAATTTGTTCGCAAATAAATAAGTATGTGGATACTTGTGAATCATTAAACCACGGATCAACTGTTCAAAGTCGACTAAGGGGTAGTTGATTGCCGCACTGGCCTGTCCAAAGTCGATCAAACACGGCGAGTACTTGTTTGTCACAGGGTTCAAACGGAATCCGACGTTTTCGTCATGCATATCACCGTGAGTCAAAAATGCCATGCGCATTTTTGCGATGAGTGACATGACATCGCTGACAAGATGACCCACTTTTGCCAAATCGTGACCGGCTAAGCAGAGCATTTCGCTAAGGGTGAAGTCGATTGGGCCCATAACAATGACGGTTATATCGTTATCGTTAATTGTTTTGATGTACGAACCGAACACCTCAGGCGCAAGACCATATTTGTGGAATTCGGTCTGCACCACCATTTCCTCATAACTATTAAGGTATCCGGAATCTGGAGTATCTTTTGCTATTTTGATTGCACGCGTGGCGCCATTCTCGTTGACCAAAAGAAGCACCTTTCCGAATGCACCACCACCCAGGTAACGTACAATGCTCCACCCGTTTACAAGCTCGTTTCCAATCAGATTCATGATGGAGTCACAATAAAACATCCCCGGATTTCTTCCTAACGCTTCAATATCGTCCAAGCCTAATAATTTTTGAAACTTTTTTGTTTTGGCAATTATGGCCAATCCTTTAGACAAAGTCCACCCGGGAATATAACGCCCCGTTAGTAACGCCGTGAGAGTACTGTTGTTTAATAACAAAGCCATGATTGACAAGTACTCAAATTGGGTAAGTGAGCACAGAGCAAACGCGCGTTTGAGATTCCCACCTCGCGCTAAAGTTTGTAGTGCCTCAAGTCTCCCGCTTTTATTTTCACAAAATGTACGTAATGTCTGTTTGCTCGCCTTTTTAAGTTCAATTCGGAGGTCGGGATCCATTGTTTTAAGTAGGTGAACCATTTTTATTTACATGAAATTTCCTCGTGCATTTGCCACTTCGCATGCCGATAGCGATGAGTATTTTCCGTTGGGGATCGGCTCAACGCACGTCTGATTAACTGAAACGTATCCACACTGCAGACCGTTTGATCCACGACACGGGCAGGTGGCATCGCCCCGACAGGTGCAGTCATCCGCACACTCGGGGCTGCCACTGCCACCACCCATCATGATTTGAGTGTATCCACCCGGTGAAGCACTTGTCGGCATGGGAAACCCGGGTGCCACGTTAGCATCCCAAGTGCCGACAAAACTGTCGACACGCGGCGCATACGCCGGCATACCTCCACTGTACTGACACTGGATACCATCTGCAAAACCGGTGTACGAACACCCAACTGCACCCGTCTGAGAGGATGCGGCAAGTTCGTCCGTATAGGCCTCATTCTGTTCGTTGCTCATTGGGGGAGACATGTGTCTTTCATAGTTGTAAAGATCGGTTGCCGCTTGACGAGACATGGCATTTTTATTGCGAGGTGTCGCTTGACGATACATGTTTTGTAAGCAAGGTCGGAAAAAAATAAGAGGAACGAGAAGTAAGTTTATGTTGCACTGGGTTCGAGGTGGACATCCTTTTCCATCGGGTTTACGTACTCCGTGCACCCGATATCAACCCGCACGGTGTTGTTGCGTCCGTTAAAGATGTAGGGTCGGTAGTCACACACCATGGTACCATCCGTGCTCATTTTCGCGAACTCCACCATAAACCGAAATGTGAGAAAGGTGAGTCGACCAATCGGCCAGAACGCGTGGGTCTCATTGGTGAAGTTTTGAAAGATGGGACCATCCGGCACCGCCCGCGCCAACTGGACACGGCCAATTGGTCCTTCCACACTGTTATTGAGCTCGTCGGCAAAAACGTCGATGGCAAGCACGCCAATAAGATCGATGCGGGCGGGCGCCGGCGCGTCGTGGGTCGCCCCAAGAGATGAAGTGATGTCGTCCAACGTGTATCCTAACGTCTTCCACATGCTTGTGTTTGCATTTGGACCCGTACGCCAGAGCAGGGTGAAAACTGCCGGTGTCGTCTCGCTAATCAAAACAGTGTCGGTGAGTGAAGCATAGGTCACGGTAAAGTTGGCAAGCGCGACATCGGTTGCAATGATGGCCGCCTGCACGCCGGGTGGAAGCGTTACCGCCGTGTAGTCACCAACGGGTACGGTCACCCTGTAAAGGGTACCTCCAAACAGAATATCAAGCGTGTTGTTCCAAACATCAACAACATACTCCGACGCGTGGCAGGCAACCGAGCGTAACGCCACACTACTGACGTTACGCATGATGTGTGTCAGGCTCGATGCCCAGGCCGAGGAGGTCGGCCATTGGCGAAGGTCCCGACACTGGGAGTTAAAGTTAAGTCGCCAGATGCGTTTCCCGCGTTGGAGTTCCTCACTCACTTTGATGCAGGTGCGCGAGGGTGGGCGTGGCACATTCAAACGATCCGATGGTAAGAAAACGACGGAGGATGGGGTGGGGGCAGTGAAGCGGGTGGGGTGACGGGGTAGGTTGGGCACCGGTCCGTGTTTTTCAGGCGGGATAAGTGGCGGCGGTTGGTGCATAATTAACCACGCCGCCACAATGCACCCAATCGCGACAAGCGCAGGTAAAATGGCGGCGGTGTAGAACTTGGACATTTATTGGTCGGTGGTGTTTTGTGTGTGCGTTTACCGTGACGCATTTTTGTTTCGGTGCTTTTGCAAACAACCACCATGTCCGAGACCGAACCGAACGTATTTGCCCGTGCGGCCGAGTACGTCGCGCTCTCGAACCGCATCAAGGAGAATACGGTGGAGTTGAATGGCCTGCGCAAACTTCTCAAAAAGTTGGACGGTGCACTTCTGGAGGAGATGCGGCGGGATAATCTGAATGAGGTCACCGTCAACGGTGTCACCATTCAGTTCACCACCAAACTACAGTTTAAGGGTTAGGTTTCGTTCAGAAGCGATCGATTTAAGTCTTGAGTGGAATAAATGAACTCCGAAATTGAAAACAGTTCCCGCGAGGTGGTCACCCTGGCGAAGAGGAACGCGCGTGCAACGGATGTGTGGAACACCGCATTCTCGGAGTTGCATGCTCTCGCTCAGAAACTTGTCGGATTGGAGAGTTCGGTGGAGATAAAACAACAGTTTCAGTTGCGTGCAATTAGCCTTGCCGACCTGAGCGTGGAAACCGCCGACCTTCGGAAACAGTTGCGGACAACAAGTGACAAGTTGCTGGAGCTTGTGAAGGAAGATGGATGCGTGGCGTACACCACAGTCGATGGGGTGGAGCTAAAAATTGAACCCACCATAACCTTTAAGATGCCGGAGGTATTTACGCCCGAATAAAGCTTTTTTTACCCTTTACTTTGTCCCCGGGCACCACGCCGCCCCCGTAAGTTGGTCATCGGGTGTGCCGCAGTCGTCCCCACTCCACCCCGGGTTACACACACAGGTCCACTCGTCGTCCTCAATCGTGCATGTGCCGTGGGAACAACACCCTCTCACACACCTGGGTGTTGAGCAATCGGCACCAGACCATCCCCGGTCACATGTGCAGGTGTTGGTCGATCGGTCACAGTCACCGCGACCACTGCATCCGGCGGTGCACGCCGGTGTTTCACATGCAACCCCCACCCACCCCTCCACGCACTCACACACACCATTTGGCGCGTTGCAAACCCCATGCCCACTGCAGTTGTTGGGACATGCAACATTTTCGCACGTTGTGCCGGTCCAGTTCTCCTCACACTCACACACACCATTTGCACCATTGCACCTCCCATGGAGCCCACACGTCGGCATGCAGATGTAGTTCCGACACCCATCGCCGGTGAACCCGGGGGTGCAGACGCAGGTGCCCGTTTCTCCGTCACACTGCCCATTGACACATGGGGTTGCGCACTTTCGGGCCGTACACGTGTCACCAGTCCACCCCTCGTCACATTCGCACAGTCCCCCGTTACACGTGCCGTTGCCGCACATGCCGTATTTGTAACACAGGCGTGTGGCACACCGCTCGCCCGTATGCTCCGAGTCACATACACAGAGTGTGGTGAGCGGGTCAACTTCCCCGTGGCCGTTGCACACGGGTGGTTCGGGATTGACAACGGGTGGCACGTAAACTTTATCGCGCTTAAGGGCCTCAAAGATTTGGGTGATGTTTAAGTTTGGTGCCGATCCCTCCGGCAGACGCACCCGCAGGGTTTTGAGGGGAACCGCCGCAAACTCCTGATCCACACTTCTGCGCGTTCGGGAGCACAGCACCTGTTGCTCCGATGCACGGAGGGTGCTTCCGTTCATCACAAACGCGGGTTCCATGCGACGCTCGACGGATGCTCCGGTGAGAGCAGTAGGGGGCATCGCGGACGCATCTTTGGACACACATTGGCCGTCGGGGTCAATTCGGTCGCACAGTACGCGGGGCTCACCAATCGCTTCGTTCACCCCGGTCGCGCCCACCGGGACGGAGCTTGGACACGTGCCCGGTAACATTGGGCCGTAGGTCCGGATGAAGTTGCCGTCAAACCAGTAGGTGAGTGAGGTGGCCGGATCCTTGAGAAGTAGTGTACCATTCGGTTGGATCCGGTAAGTGATATTGGCACATCGTTTGGTGAAGAGAGTACATGTGTTGCGCATGGCGGGGACAACAAGAAGCAAACCAACCGCGACCGCGACCCCAACGCCGAGTAAACCGGCGCCTGTAATTGTTAAAGCCGACGTGGTGGTGGTGGGTGACATTTGTTGTGTCAGACGGGAAAAAGTAATGATTAGTAAAAGATGAAAAAAAGCATCGATATAATTTTATGGATAACCGCAGTACTTGTGCCGCTCACAATCTTCACCACCATTTTGCTTCTGGTGCTGCGCCCGCCACGTGCGCGCCCCGCACCGGTGGTTCCACTTGACCATACAATCCCTCCAAATTTTGAGGTGGGTCGATCAATGTGTGGCATGGCGCCAATACCCTGCAACCTCAATGCACCATCTTCCTGCGACGCGTGTGGTGATGGGTGGACATGCTCGTCGGTGGGCGCCAACGACACCGACTTTGGAGTTGAGGGCTCCTTTTGTCTTCCCGCACGCCCCACCTCGGCCTGTACACAAATGGCGGTCGACACCAACGAGCGCATGCCGGGGGTGTGGCGGTGGTCAGGATGGGCCGGTGTCAACGTACAGAAGTGGGAGTGTGCGTGCCCCTACCCAACCTTTTACCCCATGGACACAACATCCGGTAGCACCTCGGCCGGTGCATGTAAGAGGTCGAGCGATGTGTGTCGCGGCGGCACCTGGACGTACCCGTGTAAGCACCCGACGCACTGCACCAACCCAAACGATCCCACCTCGTGCACGCTTGATCTTGATGCCTGTATGCCACTTTCACAGGCGGCGCGCGACGCGGTTGTGGGCGAGGATGTGCTTAAAAACGGGCAATGTAAGTGTGCCGACGGTGACCGCTTGGCCATGGCGGGAGGACTGCCGGTGTGTGTGCGCGACACATGTACGGCAACTCCACCATGCACACCGGCAACACCCTGTCCGGGTAACGCATCGTGCGTGGACGGGACATGTGCGCGCCTTACCTCGTCATGTGAAACAAATCAGGACTGTGGGAAGGGAGGAGTGTGTGAAAACGACGGCACGTGTACATGGGGACACTGGAGCACCCTACCTTTGTCTCCCTATGTTTTTGGCGAGTGTGACTGTCCCGATGGATGTTACAGTGTGGGGTCGTTGTGTGCGTGTCCCGCCGCCCTAGAATTTGTGCAACGGGGGGGCAAATGTGTGGGTATTCCATCCAAAGGTCCCAACGGGCCCCGCACTTTCGAGTCCGTTTTCCCAAGTAAACAAGTGTGTGAGGATCCAGGGGAAGCGTCCCAATGGACACCATTAAACATTACAGTCGATGGTCAAGTTTTCGAAAAGAAGGGGACGGGGAATGTTAACGGTGTCGATGGCACCCGAATGAGACAGGAAGATGGAAAGATTGAAAACGACGCAAGTGACATGAAAACATGTTTTACACTGTGTAAGATGGATGAAAACTGTAAGGCGTTAAACTACCGTCACGCGGAAGCTACATGCGACTTGGCAACAACAGATTCACTGACCGGTACCGGAAACACGAATATTTCGGCATACGCAAAGAAATAATTGCGGCAAGACCGAAAAAGTTTTTCAAGTTGATGAAATACAAATGCATATACAACTTCCGGTGCATGCAAATGTTGGGCTTGCCGTCTACAACACCACACCCACTTCAGGGTACCTTCCGGTTGGTGCACGTGTGGAGGATAGTTACCGTGCGCCAAAATGGCATCACCCGGGGTACGCACCGGATCCGCGCACCATGGTGGCGGCGGTTGCCCGTTCGCGCGGGATTATCAATCACACCACAGCATCTCTTGTGACATCGGACAAGGTTCGCGCCGACACCCAAATAAGTGCGCCCGCTCACGTTGCACGCCTCGCGTCCAAGTGGGAGGCAGTTGCTTACAGCGTGGGTGACGCCGACATACGGGCCGAAATTATGGAACGTGGGCCGGTTGTGGCCGCCGTACGTGTCAACACGGCCCTACTTACGCGCGTCAACACCACCCTTAAAAAACTTGCTTCGGATAATGCGCAATTCGACAACGACCCAGGGGAGGGTACTGTAATTGTTGCCATCATCGGGTGGAATGTAAAAGATTGGATTGTAGCACTCCCCTGGGGCAAGTTTCCCACATTTGGATGGGACGGAACCGTGAGTCTGCCGCAGGCAGGGGATGTCGTCATCAACGTTTGTGCACTTACACCAAACGTGTCCATGCATCACTATGCCGACTGCATTGAAGTGGGTGTGCTGCCCCCCACGTGGGACGCCCCCACAACGCAACCCTTACCGCATGTGGAGAAGGTGGGAAGTGTAAGCGGAAAACATAAGGCACTTCGTCCACATCATCCGGCCAAACCAAATGTCATCAAAATCGTCGACACTTGGATCCGGAAAGAGAACAACATGAACCTGACGGTGCAGTGCTCCGTTACGGTCGTCGTCATTATCGTTGGGATCTTAACTCTGCTCCTCATGCGCCACCGGGCATAATATCAAACGTGGCGATACCCAATGCTGAAGAGAAAGAGGCCGTGTTGCGGTCGGTTGCGATCACCATGCCACTCACCTTCTCATCCTCAAGCGAGTAAAGCGACCCCCCCACCATGGAGCGTGCAGTCGGCATGAGAGAAAGCAGTGACTGCCGTGTTACCTGCGCCCCGCCTGCCGCACTTTCTCGATAGGTTTCATTCAAACTCCACCTATAGTCACCATAGGTTACATACTCACGCCCGGCCACACTAAACATGTAGGTTTGGTTACTCGGCGAAAAGACCAAGGTGTAGGATGTCCCGGGGTCAATGCCTTCCCTACGCGCGCGGTTTGACACCGAGGTGAAGACACCACGCGCTGTATGATTGCTCAAACAGGTTGGCAACATGAATACTTCAACTGTTTCGGGTGGAGAATTCCCAAAAGGGTCCGAAGATGCGTCGGCAAAATAAAGAGTTGACATTTTTTATTACTTAAGGGTTTTTTTACGGCGCTTCGTGCACATCACCCGGCATAAATTACTTTTCCTTTTTAATTTCCACATCCTTACTTCGTTCCTCTTTACTTTCCGCATCCTCATTCTTCTTCTCGACGGGGGCAGCAAATGTGCTTGTGGATGTCGCAAATGTAACGGCGGGTGTCTTCTTCTCCTTCTTCTCCTCAAGTTTAATCCTGTTCTCCTCATTCTTGTTCTCCTTCTTCTCCTCATCATCCTCAAGTTTAATTCTGTTCGCCTCATCCCCCTCAACGTCATTAACTTCAAATAACTTCTGTGGTGGTTCAACCACTTCAATTCCCTCATTCTCCGATTCTTTAATTTTCTTTACACCTTCAAGCAAAGTCTGCATTTCTGTTGCGTATTTTTCAAGTTCGTGTATATCGTGGACTTGTTGCTTCTCCGATCGTGGTGGCATATGTTCAATAGCAAGTTTTGTGTAACACCGTGCACCAACATTGTTATAAATAATAGGGTTCATAAACTCATCGGGACACTCTTCCTTTGAGGGGTCGCACGGTAGTAGGCCCGCAGGACATATTTCTCCATCCACAAACAACTCATGTATTTCTGTGGCGGGGGATTCATCAAATTGAGCGAGCAACGCTTTTAAATCTTTAATTAACTTTGCCGACATCCTTTATACAATATTTTTAAAATCCTACCACAAATACCAACCGCCTTCAAGTTTGGGTTGCGCGATTTGTTGTTCTACTTTTCTTATGTGGTTGTCGTGAGCGTTAGACCGGTCGCGGGTGCGGGCACCGGTGCCACAACGGGTTTCATCTGATTTAACAGTTCATTCATTTGTGTAGTCTGTGTCACAAGTGAATGTATATCCAACCTTGAATTGTTTTCCTCCGGTTTCATTTTTGACATTCCGAGTTTAGTGTAGCATCGGAGACCCTGGTTAGTATAAATGTTAGGGTTCATGTACTCATCGGGACATTTTCTCTTCGAGGAGTCGCATGGCGTTAGACCAACGGGGCAGAAGTCGCCGTCCACATACAATTCATTTATCTCAGCATCGGATGTCAAACTTGTTGAAACATCAAATTGACTAACCAATAGTTTCAAATCACGAAGTAAATTCGTCATTTGTATTAACCAAATTTATTTTTACAAAAACTATCCGACATCAACTCGTTCACACCCGGTCTCGTCAGGGCACGCGGAGCCCGCGCACGTAACAAACATACCGGCACTCCCCTCTCGACACGTGGGTTTTGTCGAGGTGGTACCTGTACACTTTGCGTAAAACCTGTCCGTATCAACACATTTGGTAGTTATACTCCACGCGCCGCCACCATCCTTCGGGCGTCGCCCTTCATGACACTTGCACGCAGAATACCCACCCACAACTTCTGGTTTACAAATATTAGGAACACCAACATACCCCTTACACCCAGCGTTGTGATCAAATTGGGCGGCGCATGTGACCCCATCCGTGTTACCGCATCCGACGGGACACATACATTGGGCCTTGCCGTTTGTATCTGTGATGCACTGAGGTTTTTGAGGACATGGATTTTTCGGGTGTTGGCGACATGGCCAATCATCTGGGTCATTACTATCCATCCCCACACATGCATTCACGCAGGTGCTGCATACCGGATTAAGAGTGTTTTCACATTCACCGACTAAAGGTACGCGCACCGAAGGGGGTGCGCATAAACACTCCCCGGCCGTAGCACCGTAATGACCCCAGTTTGTAAATTCTTTGGTTGGTGAGAAACTGGGGTCACTATACATCCCTCGACATGGGTCGGCACTGCAGACGTTTACAGTTGCATCGCCGGCCGCATTTTGCGCGAATCCGGGCACAAGCGAAGACACCTCTGCCACATCGTTACTCCCATCTTCACAGATAGCCGAATCTTTCCGCTCGTTTTTTGCTAAAAGTGTGACCTGAGAGTTGGGTAACACAACATCGTTACATCGGCCTCGAAAAATGTATCCTTCCTGCGCGCGCAGGAGTTCCGCAAGTGCCGGGTCGGTGGCCTGCACGATGTCGGGGTTCCGAGAATCAGAATCCCATATGCGCGAGTTTGCACCTGAGCAAACACATTGGTTGGGGGGTTGGGTCGTACTCCAAAGGTTTAGTGAAAGTGGTTCCACGGCACGCCCACCCAACGCATTCACACTACAACTGTCGACGGTGCATGTTAGGGGGTTTTCCGCCTCGTTGCGGAAACCGGTGTGGGAGCCCAACATCAGACCATCACACTGACACACAGTGTTCGGTACAAGGTTGGTGTTTGCCGCGTTGCATACTAAATCCCACTTACTTCGGTCGCTTTCCTCAATGTTGTGACAAAGGACAGGGTTGACACCGGTGTCCATCTTCCACACTTCCGGATCCGATGTTTCCTCGTTCAATAGTAACTGTTGCTGCTCTCGGCTCCATGGTGTTGTGAGAAAGTTATTGCATGCCTTCATAACGTTGCATGATTCACCGCCATGTATGTTTGGGTAGCGACAGTTGCATGCCCACCCGCCCGTTGTCCACTGGAGCACGCCATTCTCCGCATCACACTCGCCGGTGCGGGGTAAACACCACTTACCCGGCTCCACCGCAAACACCTCACTCATGTCGTCAAACCCGATTACTTTGGGGCGCGAAACAATCTGACATTGCATGGCGGCACCATTACCAATTTCGTCATCACATGAAGCACAGTCCGCGTCGTGGGTGCAGGCAAGGAGGTCATCGCGCCGGGGAGGCAAACACGCATGTCTCTTGGGTAAACAAAACTTGGCGCTACGGTTGTTTAAGGCCGTTTGCTGGGCGGGTACATTCGGGTAGGTGCTCCCGGAAACACACGACAGCGTCTGGTGGTTCAACTCAGAGGGCGTGATGTGACACCCCTCACAATCGGTGTCCGAAGAACAGGGGCGGAGGGGATTGAGCGGTGAGGGAACATATCCTCCATTTGCAGCACCCACAAGGTTCACACAGGTGTCGGTCGTCGGGGATGTGGGTGGAGCAACCGCAAGTGGAACAACCAGGGGGAAAGGTGGTAACGCCTTTGCACCGGCGTGAGGGGGCAAAGGAGTCTCACCATCCCACACATATGCAACAAGAACTGTCAACACAAGGGTGGTAATGAACGTGATAAAAAACACGAGCACCGCAATGCTAATGTACTTTGGCATTTAATTTATTGTACAGAATAGGTTATTCATGCATCGACACGTTGGCAAAAACCACCGGTACAATGGGTGAAGGGGGAATATGGAGATCGTGTATCGGCACAACAGCCCGCGTTATGCTGACCATTGGGACACCTACAACTATTACAACAGTCGGCATCGATTCCACACGACTCTTGCTCGAGAGCGCATTTTGAAGTTTCACAATTCGACCCCTTGCGCGACGGGTCACATACACATGTGCCACGTTCATCACGTATTCCCCATCCGTTACAATCGGGTGGAAACTCTGTGTGAAAATGTGATATAGCATCAGCGTGAGGTATTTTGACGGAGCACGTTGTCCGTGAATTTCCGAACATTGCTAGATTACCACCAGCATCCACACATTTACCGGCCTCACACTTGGTGACCTTCTCCGTCCAATCGTGACCGGGGCCGCCACTTTCGTTGCAACAGGGTGTGCTACTACTGCATACTTCATCCATTTTTGAACATACAAAGGTAGGATCAATTTTTGGTAGTGGAAATATAGGATCGGATCCGTTTATTGCGTTTCTTGGGAAATTTTGGACGGCGCTAGTATAAAAAGCGTACCCCTCGCAATGCTTTCTCAAAGTGGGTTTAATATACTGACATGTGTTATTTTCACAAGCAATTTGTCTGTCGGCCGGTGTGGGCTCTTTGGGGAACCGATTGCAACAGTGGCTCGAGGGCTCGGTACACGGGCAGCCACTACAGCACGGATTTTCCCCGTCACAATACTCCATGAACCGACTGCATAGCTTGGTCTCACACCGGTCCCCCCCAAAGTACGGGGTGCACCGACACTCGGTGCCACCCTCGGGTAAATGTACACAGATGCCACCGTTCAGACACTTCCCCACACAATCATCGGCGCACGTGAACCCAAGGGGTGAAATGCCACCATCACTCACTTGGTGGTGACCTGCGGCACATCCACAACCACCCGTGCACGTCTTTGGTCCACCAAGCGGACCGGTGCAGGCTCCAAGACTGCAGTGCGAATCCTTTGTGCACGTTGACCCCATGCGGTCACGTGCGAGGTCAAGGGTTGCACACGTTCCGTCGACGCACTTTGTCACACGGTTGGACATGCCCGAGACCACACCGGTACAGTCGATGTCCTTTGAGCAGGTCTTTTGGTCGGCAAAAGGGATGTAGCATTGGTTTTCACTGCACAATCCCCCACACCACGCATCAGTGACGCACGAAACCTCATTAACACCCACATTAACACCCGAGGGGTTGCACGGGTCGCGTACACACACAGCAGATGTTGCCGGGTGCTTGTAGTGCATGCCTGTGGTGAACGGCGCCTGCATTTCAGTCGATTCTTCCAGATTACAGTCACACATCCCACTCTCCTTATTCCACTTGGCGTTAGGAAAGTTGGTGCCGCGACACATGTCGGGCCCGCAACTCCACCATGTATCAGGTGTCGCATCCATTTGCGACACGCGCGGGTGACCTCCCGCATAGCTCCCATCACACGTGCACTGCCCACCGTAAGGTCCGCCCGTTACCCAATGGGGTTTCAACTCCTCGTCCACCAGGGGTCCGTCACGAGCACCTTTCCACGCCACAGCACGCGCTCCCTCCGCCATCGTACAATCGTCGTCCACACAAAAATCCGAAGTAGCATGCGTGCTTGTTGCAAAACTGGACCCCACCATACCTCTTTCAATACAGGCCACATCACCGTTTGAAAGAGTGGCCCATGGTGACGCGGGCCCCTTCTCCACCCACCAGGTTCGCAACTCCTGTGCACTTGTGATTGTGGGTCCAATCCACTCGCCGTCCGCCGTAAAAAAAGCATATTTCTCATTCGCGTTTTCGGGGTTTGTGCACGGGGCGGCGAATGTTCCCCGTCCGGTCCATCCGTCAGGACAGTGGTTAAGACCCGGGGGCACCGGCGTGTAAAAGGGGGGCGACACCCGTTCAAGTAAGGGATCCCCCGGCATGTTACTGCCTCGAATTACCTGCGTATTGCCCCCGCCCGTTGCGATGGTGCACTTATTACTGTAAAGGCGGGGAACGCAGGTTGGGTCCGCATCAGGTAAGGCACCTTCGACAAAAAGTGCGGTGTCGGGTGCATTGGGTGGAATGGGCGTGAACCCGACCCCCGGTTGGTTCGCCCGTCTCCCCATACTTGTCATGTACACACACGCTTCCTCACCCTGCGTGTAGGATGTGAGTCGGTCGGGGTAAACAACACTCTCTTCAAAAACCGGGGTGGCGAGGGTACCCACATTAACCTGCGCCGTGACACCCACGGGCGCACCACATGCAATTTGGGTGTTACAGTTGCCCCCCTCCACCTCCTGCGTGAAGATGCCCGCCATGCTCTGCTTACATGCACAACTCCACGTTGTGCCCGCCCCGGTGTTGGTCAGGACGGTGTCCGACGTAAACTCGTCACACTTGCCAAGATAGGACGGAAGGCAATACTGACCGGCGTGAGTAACATTGAACACACCGACCTCGCACGTGTCCCCCCTGTAACATACGTCATCGGTACAGACCCCATTTTCATCCCAGTTACCGTCACACACACAACTTCCGGCGCTCAAAGACCCGTGTCCCGAACATGTATCGGCGGAGGGAGGCAGAGCCACATTCACACCAACTGGGTAGGTTAAAGACCCATCGGCCGCCACGCCACTTTCACCCCCCACAAGTACACACGATGTTGGTGACTCGGTGCACGATGCGCAGTCCGACTGCTTGCTGCATTTACGCAATGAGGTGAAAGCCGCCGTGGTTGCAAGGCAGGGTGCCGAGGGAATCCTAATGATTGAAAGTGGTGTCGGGGGCGGTTTTGACGGTAGGATTGCTTCAGCAGGGGTGCCATCCGGTACAAATACTTTGCGCCGGCGCGACCAAAGAATGGTCAGAATTAAACCTACACCCACCAAGAGGGCAACTAAAACACCCACCGGAATAATGATGCGGGTTTTGACTTTCATATTTTTATTGTTCACGTGAAAACAATCATTTCAAAGCTTTTCGGGCGGGTTTGGCCTGGCGCGTGCGTTTCATGTGGGGCGGTGTGCTTGGCGGAAGTGCAAGAATTTGCGCGAAATTCGCGGGCGCATCTCGCCGCTTCTTCAGAACCGTAATCTCACTCTCGATTCTTACAACCTCACGCCAACACCACTGTTGATACTGAAAGTATCCGTCGAGGTGACGCGCGGCGGGTAAGTCGAACCTCGGGATACGTGCCAGAGAAACCTTGGCAACCGCACGCTTGAAGTTGTGGTAGTTTACGTTCTCTTTAGTATCTTGCTTTAGCGTGCTTGGCCGGTAGTGCGATTGCTTGGTGCAGGGGGAGCCACCATCCACCCACACCGAGTGCGCCATGGTGGAACCACAACTATTCCAAGATTTTACAAACTTATGTTCCGATGCGGGCACAATACTGAATGTTCGCTTTCGGCATCCCGTATAAATGAGGCGCCATGCGTCGTTGTTGTCGGCCAGCACGCGCGATCCACGACTAACGCACGCTAGTTTGCCTAAATCACTCACACACAAAAAAGGAAATAAGGAATCGAGGTAAACTTCCTCGGGTAGGGTGTCCATTTACGTTGCTTTACTTTATTGGACGCGGCGCGCGAACGCACGACGCGCCATGCGTCTCTGCCCCAAAACGACCAATGCGGTCACCATAACTATAAGTGCCACCGCGGCAATCACACCAACCAAAATTTTTGGTGTTTTTAACACACTTCCGTTTGAGGACATACTTCCGTCACCTTCTGTTGGTACGCCCGGAACAGTTCCGTCATCTGGTGTACTAACGCCCGGAACAGTTCCGTCATCTGGTGTACCAACGACAGTAACAGTCTCTTCATTAACTCCTCGAGTTTGAGTCGCGCGTGGTTTACCATACACCTTTTGAATCCATTCGATGTCGGTGGGAGACATGACGCCGTTGGCCTTTGTTGCAGTGCCGTTGTTGGTCAGAGTCGCCGGAAACGCGTATAACATGATACTTTGCGGATCAAACTTACTCGCGTTTAGCAGTGTTGCGGAGTACTTGTCAAGAACATTGAAGCGGATCTGATCTTCGTTCCAGTAGTTGGGGGCACCTGAGAAATATGACAACACCGCCGGGACGTTCCAGTCAATACCACCGTCGGGGTTTTGGTGCTCGTGAACCATGCCCAACGCATGCCCAAACTCGTGGATAATCACACTGCCGTTCGTGTTATTGCTACACCACGTGCACCCCGGCAGGTTATACACAACGCCCTTCCACTCAAAAGAACCGCGGTGTGGCTCGTCCAACCATCCAAGGTTCATACTCTCCGGTTGATCACGCGACTCCTTGTACCATGTGCTCTGTGTACCAAGCCGACTGTACGCTTGGTTCTCATGCTCAAATGTAATGCGAATATCCGCGTCGTTTCCGTAGGAACCAAAGGTTAACTTAAGGTTCACATAGGGTTGCACCATAGTCATCACAACTTTCTCCACCCACGCTTTCTTCCAGGCAGCAGCGTTCCTGTCGATGAAACCAATTGTTATGGTCTGACCTGCTTCCCAAACTGTTGATTTCAGGAAGGCCGCTGCCGGTAGATTACTTACATCTGACGGAGGCGGCCAATCGGTGCATAGGACTCGCGGTGGTGTCATTTTCTTGGTACATTGTTTATTTTTACTCACCAGTCCGAGTCCCGAAAATATCACCCCGAACTCTTAAAATTTAATGACATTTTGTTAATCTTTTTGTTTATGTTCGGGTTTCTCAAAGAACTCACCAATCCGAGTCGGAATCAAAGTCGGACCCCGAGAAGTCAGACCCCGAGAAGTCGGACCCCGAGAAGTCGGACCCCAAATCCGAATCAAAACCTCCTGAAAAGTCGGACCCCAAATCCGAATCAAAACCTCCTGAAAAGTCGGAGCCGATTGCTTCGTCGATTTTAGTTAAAATGACATTTTTTCTGTCAATTATTTGTCTCAAACGTTCAATTAATTCTTCATCGGCTTCTTCTACGGTGTTTGTACCTTTACGTCCGTATGCACGTTCTATGACTTTTGTGTCGTTTTCAATTCCTATAATAAGGTCTTGACGTACCTTATCTAATAGGAACTCTTCTTTTTTAATTCTGGATTTGTATGTTGTTCTGTCTTTTTTTGAATTACGTCTACCTGTAGATTGTTTGATCTTGCGGTCCAAACGCTGCATGCTGCCTATAATTTGGGCTGCAGACTTTTCAGACTCTATTAATTCTGTCATTTCGGCTTGCACACTCAAAGAGGCCGCCGCCGGCCTCGGCGCAGGGGGCCTCGGCGCAGGGGGCGGCGCACCGGCGCCGGCCCCTTCGTTTATCGTCGTCAACAATCTTTGACCGCGTGCAACTTCCTCGACCAACGCGCGAATTGCATGCACCCAAGAAGTTTTGTCGTTTTTGCTCATGAACCGAGTGTGGTCAATCGACTTTTTTGTGTAGCACCTTGCACCATTACTGTTGATAATGTGAGGTCTCAACCCCTCTTTGGGGCAGTCACCACTCGAGGAGTCACATGGCATGAGACCCTGGGGGCATCTCGCATCCGAAAGGTAGAGGGGCTCCGTGGTGTCATCACCACGCTCCTTTATAATTCCATCATCAAGTAATTCGTCGAGTAAAGCACGTAAATCCGCGATGCGCTTTTTGTTTTGGTTCATTTTGTTTATGTAGAGATATTTTTTATGTCGTTTCCGGTGCTGCCGCTCCTTCGGTTACCGCCGCCAACATTCTTTGACCGCGGCAACACGACTGCGTTTATAGGACGTGTGTGTAAATTCAGCACCATATGTAAAATTGGCGTCAATAATGCGGAGTAATCGGCGTAGGTATACAATATTACCTGCGTTTGACCCGACCGGTGTGACACAATGGGCAACAAAAAATTTGGTGGATGACTTGACGTGTTCCATCTGTCTCGACCTGTTTACCGATCCTGTCGCATTGCCGTGTGGCCACAACATGTGTAAGGGGTGTTGGGAAAGTGTCGAAAACTTTAAATGTCCGTTGTGTCGAGCAAAGTGCACGACTCATTTGAATGTGAACAAGGTTCTACAGACCATGGTTGGTGTGTTTCCGATCACGATGGCCTGTGGAGCAAATATTTTGAAACAATACCAAAATGATCACACTTCCACGTGCGTAAAGTGCGCTGTTCAGGCGAGTAAGCACACGAGCCAACAACTAAAACAGACACGCCGTGCCCTTTTGAGTTTAAGGAGGCGCATTGTGGATTCGGATGATGAAACCGATGTGCCAGATGTAAATTAAATAAATTTATTTGACTAAAAATGCGCACACCCCACTACTTATTGCCGCCATGCAACACAGTCATTGCACCCACAGACCGCGGTGGTGGTCTCTCTCGCCATGTGTCGGTGTGCCCGCAACTCAATGTTGCGCATCTTCTTTGTGATTCTCTCGCTCTCCTCGCGATAATGGGCGGTTTCTTCCCGTGCCCGCTTTGCATCCCGCAGAGCTGTTTTCCGCCCATTATCAAGATGTACGCTCTGTTTGGTCAAGACCATGACCATCTCGATTAACTCATCGACGCGGTGCAAGGTGCTGGTGCAGATTCCGCAGGCTTTTTCATGATCCGACCACTCCACATCCGAAATTAAGGTTCCGCAGGGTCGATCGCGTGGAAGGTTGTTGACCACGCGGCGCATCTCCACATCGGGTGTGGGTGGGCCGACCTGGGCATGTCGACACATTGGGCACACCGATTTTGTGATGCGCGTACTATTCCAACACTTTTGGCAAAGGACGTGGGTGCATGAAAGTCGGACCGGCTTGGAGAACAAATCCAAACAAATAGGACAGGTTGTTTCAAGCGACATGGCAAATAAAAAAGTGTTTTCCACAAATATTTTCCACATGCTCGACTCGGATTGGTTAAAAATCACAGGTGCGTTCGGATTGGCGAATTCGGTCGATGGTTGGGTCGGATTGGCGAATTCGGTCGATGGTGGGGTCGGATTGGCCAATTCATTTGGGTGCGTTCTGATTGGCCAATTCGTTCGATGTTGGGAATGGATTGGGAGAACACTTGCCGATGCCAAGAGTCTGTTGGATCATGATGGGTGCGGCATCTCCCTTTTTTGTGCAGGGGGCGGCGTGTGTGTGTCCAAGCGCGTGACCCAATTCGTGTTGGAGGACATAGGCTCGATACGCCGCAAGCGGGAGTTGGGAGTCGTCAGGTAGGTTGCGACGCCATCGATCCTCGTTTATCCACACCGCCTGAGTAAGCATGTCGCAGACGGATAGTTTATCCTTTTTGAACTGAGGGAACATCGTCGCAATGACCGCGTTGGGTGTGAGTGTGACAATGGAATCTGCGGCGTCGGGGCTTTGCACCACGCTTAACTCCTTCCACCCCCGCGGATGTTCCACCAGTGGTGCGGCAATCTCCACAAACACGGAAGACGGTGTGATTGCCTCGGCATGGACAGTTAGGTAGACTTTCATTTGTTAGAAGAACGAGAAATCTGTGCGCGGTGCGGCGGCAGGTTGAGTATTTGCGGGCGGTGGTGGGAGAGGCGGTGGCAGCGGCGGTGGCAGAGCCGAGTTTGTGGAAGGTGGCGGCGCTTCAGGACAGGGGGGACACACCAAATTGCACTTGACACTTCGCGCCCACGCGACGGAAAGTGCGGTGAGCCCGACGGAGAGTGCGCTCAGGGCGAGACTGAGAATAATTACAACAATAAGTTGTGGCGTCTTCATTTTTGCGGTACATGTGCAGAAAAAGAGTTTGATGAGGTGAGTTCAAAACTCATGGCAACTGCTGCAATCAACGGTGGGTTGGAGGGTCTCGTTTATCTGGGAACAATTGATGGTGTCGGCACCTCACACCGCGCGGTGGCGGATCGTCGGTGGCGAACGAGCGACAACGGCAACCCGCCAAACATGCTCGGTGTTGTGCGCGACCTCATGGGTCCGGGGGATCGTGTGCTTTTCATTGTGGAGCGCGACTTCAACCGCAATGTTGCGATGTACCGCCCCGCGCTGCTTTCCGCAGATGAAGTGGACACAAACCGGATGGTTGGGGTGACATGGTTGCTTGTGAACCGCGACGCGGATCTGGAAAATTTGGATGGTCTGTTTGAGGAGAACCTGACCGTGCTGGAGGAGGTCGGTTACGGTGTCGATGTTGTGATGGAAGATGACATGGTTTTTTCAATCCGGTCTCTGCCCGACACCCCCCTTTTTTTAGTAAACAACGGGGGGTGGTGTGTTCAAATTGAGATTGCGAGCCGCCGCATGACACTGACACGCATCATACTGCACACAACGAAGCGGGCATTTGGTTTGTTCCCGGGCGTTACGGAGGTGCACCTTGAGGTGGAAGATCCCAGAACTGGTGCAGTTGAGCAACATTTCTACGCAGTCAAGTAAGAAGCCCCGGTTTTATGTACGCGTTCCTAAATCACCGGTCGAGTTGCTTCCTGGACACTGTTGTTGTTGTGATGTTCATGCATTCCACCGTATTTGACGACTTGCTTCAAAAGAACATCCCCGTCGCACGGGCACTTGCCGACGAGGTGGACCGTTTGCGGGGCAAGCCAAGCAGCGGGTGGGTTGTTGCCCACCTGCGGGAACTCATGGGTTCACCGTGGGACAATGGGGAACCACAGTCGGCCGTCGATTTCTTCCATGCCGTACTGGATAGGTTGGAGGTGAAATATCTGGGGTTGCACAAGCACCTGATTGGGTACATTCCGCGGACGGCGCCCTCCACTCTTGCCGATGTTCGCCTCTCCGAGGTGGAGGGGTTTCGGGTGCATCTTGCAGTGGCGGGCCAGCATGCCTCACTTACGGATGTTTTTGAGCTTGAGGAAACGGTGCTTCCTCCCGCGGCGGAGTCCTACGCGACGGTCGCGACCATAATTCTGGAGGATGCGCCGGTCCTCGTGTTTGAGGTGGGTCGCAACGCAAGTATTGAACGCGTCGAGTACGGAAGGTCGGCCGCCGACACTCGCATCTTTATTGACGTGAATGATGTGGTGTACATGCTTGAGGGAGTTGTGTGTCGGATATCGGGGCATTACATAGGTTTTATTTGGGGGGAGGGTGGGTGGATGGTGTACGACGATGCGCGGGGTGGGGGAGAAATCCGCACAACCGAGCATCCCGAGAGACACCGGAGTGCCCCCAGTTTGTTCGGTGAACTTTTTTTTTACACACGACAATAATACTATTTTATTCGAAAATCTTTTAAGTTGCGAAAGGGAAACTCAATACGGTTGGTGGTGGGGCAGTAGCGAGCAACATGAATGTTGCCGGAGGCGAGCATGGTGGTGTGGTGCCCATTTTCAAGCTCCACACATTCCTTGCCCTCCCCCAAGCCTGTTATTTTAGTTGTAATAAACCGTGTTTGCTCTTCGACTGGGATCATGGGTAGTAAGTACGCAATGTGTTCACCAACGCGAAGGGGTGCAAAAATCTGAACCTGACCGGAGTCAATCACCTCCTCTTCCTCCTTCTCTTCATTCGCGTGGAAATTGGCCAGGTGAAGCTCGCGATAAACGGGTTGGGGTACGGCCGCCTCCCACACTGCAGGTAACTCACTCCGCCCGGAAAAAAAGACGTCAGGACTGGACGCAATCTCAACTTTCCACATAACTGTGCCGACTGGCGTGAGTCCCGCAAAGATAGGTCGGCGGGCGGCGACAACGCGCGTAAGCGGGCAGGCGCTACAAATGTCGCGCAAAGCAGTGACACTGCGCAATTTTGTGAACATTACGGTCCACACGACAGTGGAACACTCCTCGAAGGTTGACTTTATCACGCCTGAAATGCGCACACCCTGCGCAACAACCCGCGGAAACGTTGCATGCTCACCCACAAGATAGATGACATTCATAAGAAAAATAAAATGACAGAAGTGACAAAAATGTCCAAATGATTTGATTGGTGCATCGACGAACATAATTTATGAGATAAAAAAAAATGAACAAAACCTCAATAGCATTACTAACCGTTATTGGTCTAGTAACAATGGTAATGGTTGTATTTATTGTGCTAGGTGTCCAATCTAAAGCTAATCTTGCCGCATGTTTGGATACCAAAGAAGCATATATGGATGCCACAGAAACATGTTTAGTCAACAAAGAAGCATGTTTAGTCAATCACGAACGTTTCAAGTATGGAATCCCTCTCGAACATGCATCTGTTAACTCTCCGTCAGAACTAACCTCTGGTGGAAACAAATTCATAAAGGTGGGAGAAGGGAATGTTGGTGACACGGTGGGTACGCGTTTGCGTGATAACAACTCAATCAGGTCGGAAAACACAGATATGGAGGAATGTATTTCAATGTGTACGGAGGATGCTGCGTGTGTGGGGTTCAATTTTTATCACGCGACTAACGCATGTAAGTTAGTTGGGACTTTGGAAACGATTGAAAACACTATGGTTCCGAATATTTCGGCGTACAAGAGAATTCCGCCAACGTAAACTAAACCCCAAAAGGCAAGACTTCCTTCACTTTTCTCTTCTCATGGACATCGCCCGCATTCATTGCACCCTGCAGAAACTCCTGGCGCGACGTGGGTATACCACGCCCGACCCTGTCCCCCCCACCCACTTCACGGTGCACCGGGACACCGACAACGTGACACTTCTGGTGTACCGTGCACCTGACGACTCGCGGGTGGGGGTGGGCGTCGTGCGGGATCTGGTGAAGATGATGGACGAGGTGGGTGCGCCCGACTCAATACTTCTCACGGCAGGAACCACGTCCAGTGCGACATCATCCATACATGCACTTATGGCAACGGGCAAGTTTATCGTGCCCATAATACCCTCCTCCCTTCTCTTTGACATTTTTGAACATGCAAGTGTACCGCATCATCGAATGCTTCGCGCCGCGGAAGTTGAAGACTTGTTGAAGACGCGCAAGTTGACACTGGATCAATTTCCCTCCATCAAGATGAACGACCCAATGTGTCGCTACCTGGGTGGTAAACCGGGTGACGTGTTTGAAATCACCCGTAACCGACCCACGGTGGGATACCACCTGTACTACCGCAAGGTGGTTGATGGTTCACTCGAATAAATTCAAAAAATATTTTTTGGCGCGAAACGTTTCCGTTAACGGAATTTCCGTTAACGGAAACACCCAACCCTCACTTTCATCTCATTTTCTCAAACAAAAAATATGAACACCACCTCGGAAGTACAGGTTGCGGTCGCGGAGGTTGTCGTCACCGCGGAACAGGTCGCGGAGGTTGTCGTCACCGCGGAACAGGTCGCGGAGGTTGTCGTCACCGCGGAACAGGTCGCGGAGGTTGTCGTCGCGATGGAGGATGTTGTCGTCGCGGAGGTTGCCGCCGCGATGGAGGATGTTGTCGTCGCGGAGGTTGCCGCCGTTGCGACAGCGGTCACCGTAACTTTTAAGAAAGATGGTGCGAAACCCGTGCGTCATTCGCGCAAGGTGAAACGTTCAGGGATGGATGGCATCACCCGCGGTGATATTCGCCGACTGGCACGTAAGGGGGGTATCAAACGCATAAACTCAAAAGTGTATGTCGATGCGCGCGTGGCACTGAAGGATTTCCTCACCAACATAATTCGTGACACTACCACGTACACGGAGCATGCGCACCGCAGGACGGTAACGTCAAACGATGTTTGCCACGCGCTGAAGCGCAACGGCATTACGTTGTATGGGTTTTAGGAACGTTCTGTGAATTTTCCAGTAAGAGTCGAATAAATATTTCTAAGATTTATTAAGAAAAAGTTGTTTTTCAATCGTATAATTGAACCGTATCTTTACGGGCGCGCAGCATATTAGCATTTCCCATCCTTGTGCCTTCGTTAATGTAGGCGATGGGTGAATAACTATCTTTCGACATTTCCACCGCGCGCCCTGCTCGAGAAGCACAGATGGTGTCATCGAGTTTCATAGTGCACCCGCAACGCAAGTGAACAAGCGCCATCGCGACAACCGTGCCAACGGCCGCAACCGTCGTTCTCGCGTAGAACAAATTCACAAACATAGAAACATTCATAGTGGCGTGCTGAGTTATGATGCGCACATCCCGCAGCATAGCTTGTAGCGGGGGGAGGTCAACGATTTCGTTCTCAGTAATTGACATCACAACAGTACGCATCTCACCCACCAGTATGTAACGACACCTCCGCATGCTCATGTCCGGATCGAAAACCGTGAGTATGAACTCGTTAACTGTAACGATCCGAACCGTAAGAATGGTACTCCGAGTGGGTGTATTTGGGTTTTTTGACCACTGGTTGAGGGGTATCTGTATATCAAAATACAAAGTATGCCCTGGCACGCAAATTCCGGTAACAATTTCAAACATTCTGATAAAAATTAAAAAATATGTTTTTTTTATTTCATAACAACACACCGGGAAACGGATACGGCAACGCACGTTACTATACCAGTTGTCACCCAAAACAAAATCAGAAGAATCGGTATGATAAAAAGATTTAACCACCATGTGATCAGGACATAGGTACTACAGGAGGTGGTGGCGCACGGCACACCACCATAGTTAATGATGAATCCAATGGTTAGCATGACGACCCGGGTCGAATTATGTGTTTTGTCTTTTAGTCCGAGCATGAGCACATCGGGGTGAACCACGGCGAACAAACACCCGATAACCGTACACCACCCCGCGAGCACAGTAATCCATACATAGGTCTCACACAGTGTGGTTTCATCTGGACCAGGGTGAAGTAAGGCCGTTCCGTACCCGACAACGATTGAATAGATGGTAAGCACGGGAATAACCAACATGCGGACCACCAGGGATCTTTCGGCCGTGTTTTCCATGGCTAAAATAAAAGTGATCATCGCCCAACTATTTCGCGCGTCTCGCGAAACCCAAGTGCCATGCCGGCACCGGCGTTTGTGTTCTCAAAAACAGAACCCAAAGGACGTTGACTGAGAAGCTCCATGTTAGTCTCCCGGTAGTTACCGTACCACACCGTCGCATCTGGTGCATTTGCCGCCGCGCCGTTGACTCCACGTTGGGTGTCGTAGAGCGTGTTGCGTTTGGTGCCGAGGCCCGTGTTAACACCCCGCGCCTCGGCCCCGCTGGCAACCGACTCCATGCCACCCAGAGTCGCGCTCGGCATCAAAAAGTCGACGAAGTGGTCACTCTTATCATTGAAGCGTGTACGTGTCGCATGGCTTGTGTGCGCGGTGTAGTTGCCCAGTGCCGTGTCAAAGGCACCCTGGATCTTCCGGACTTGCTGGCGTTTAGTTTTGTCCATTGCCGTGCGCAACCCGCCGTCACCCTGGTTCGCATGCCCGGTCTCGCCCCGTGAGCCCCATGTCACATTTTCATTCACCACGCCGGACTTTGACGTCATGTTCACAACCGTCTGATTCGTGAGTTGCACCGCATTGTGCGCAGATTGGGTGCCTCCAAACATCTGCTCGGTTGTGGCCAGGCCGGCCTGACGGTTGGGTGCGCTCACCACTTGGTTCTGCAGCGCGGCGGCGGAATGCTCACCGGTGACCGGACCCAGACCATACATGCCCACATCATGTGTTCCGGCATTGCCCATGGGCGCGTCCACATCGCCATACACGGACAGGCCGTGGGCGCTACCGTCCCCAATGGGCCCCATGTTGGGTGCACGGTGCTCATTTGCCGAGCGCTGCGTGGCATGATGATCGTACCCTTCCGACCCACCATATTGGTTCATGAACCCACCGTACGCCCCGCCCGCCTCGGCCCCACCGCCGTCCATACGGTTGCTTTCGGCGCGCACGTAGGGCGATTTTGTATACTCATTGTTCAACCGAAGGTCTCCCCCCCCCGCCCCCTCGGTGGAGGCGTCAATCCCCGTGCGAAACGTGGTCTCCACCCACTTCCCGCGGTTGGTTGGCACAATGTAGGGGGTGGGTCGAATCTTTACATCACCCTGGTTCCCAAAGGTGTTGGCCGGTGTGCCAACCTGGATGGGGCCCTCCGGGTCGGGATGGTGGTCGTCGCGCTTGAACCGATTGTTGTGTTCAATCACCTCGAGGTAGTAGCTTGGGTCGTAGGTGCCGTAGGTGTTGATACTGCGATCGTACTGCATGTGAAAGTCGTCCTCCAACACCTCCACCTTGGTGGGGCGGGGGGTTGTGTCACGCCATCCGCCCTGGAGGTGGGCCAACTTCACGTTGCGGCCCGAGGCGTTGAGCGACTCCTCGTTGTCGGTGTCCGGGGGCGGCAGCCCACTCTCGTACGCATCAAACTCCTCGCCCGTGATGGGGTCCGTGTAAACACCAACAAACACGCTCGGTACCGCGCCCATGCTCACAAACCCCTGGTCATAGAGTTCCGCGGTGTAGAGTGAGTCGGTGATGGGCACGGGACCGTGCCTCCCCTGCGTGCCCGACAACCGTTGGTCGGTGCTTTGGAGTGACTCACCCTCCCCGGCCCCCCGACCAAATCGCCCACGTTGAGCCTGGTTCATCCCCAGGTTTTCGCGGGTTTGACGGAGCTCGGTGTGTCCAATGTACGACCCGCAGCACGTGGCATCCGCCGATTGGGGATCCATGCCACCCGCCGGTGCCTCACCAAAGTACGGATCTGCACCGGCGGCGCGACCTATGTTTAAACTTTCCACCGGTGACGCAAGCGTGGGCATGGGAAGTCGATTGCTCAGGTTCTCCACCGGATTCACAACGGTGTCCATAACTGGCCCACCAATTCGATGTAAGCGTGGATCAAAGGTGTATCCATAGTCCTCGCCATAGGTAGGCACCCCGGTGTAGAAAGACTCACCGGCCAGTTGGTGGACTTCCTCGTCCTCCTCCTCAAAAACAATGGAGGTGTCAACATGAGAGTTTGAAAAGCGGTGGGCATCCCACTTGGTTTGCGCAACGTGCATTTTCTTGGGGTGGCTTGAAAAAAAGAGAAGTATATTTTATTGAGAACAACGTGCCCCTTTTTCTAGTTTTCTACATCTTCAGGTGTATCCGCGGTGCCCATTTCTGCAAGTTCTTTCGCAACAACGGTTCCCATCGCGATTGCGCCGAGCATTACTGAGAGCACGTCCAGACAACCACAGAACATGTTAAATTTTTAATGTTTTATGAAAGGTAGTCAATATAGAGGCCAATCATGTGATTTGAAATCCATCCCTCCCGGTTGTCGGTAAAGTTATGCACCGCACCTGCGGGATGGGTGTAGACCAGGGGGGTGTAGGGTGGTGTAAGCGTTGGTTGCACCGCGAGGGGCACCGCGGTCACCATATCACACGTGTTCGCAACAATCACAAGACTATTGACGTTGGTTGGTGCGACCACCGCCGTGGCAAACGCGGTGTTGCCAACGCGCGGACACCCAAACACAACCGTATCAATTTTAACGGCGGGGAAAAGGGTGGCGAGGTCGAGCGTCGCACAGAGTGCCTGCGCCGCGCCCATACTGTGGCCCGTAATGCAGAGTTGAGTGAAGTTGGAATTTTGAAGAACCGCCAACATGAGGGGACGAAGGCTTGTGTAGATGTCCATAAACCCGCTGTGGACGCCCACCTCCGGCGCAAAGAGTGGCGTCGCGGTGGCCATGGGTGACTGCATAAGGTACTTCGAGTACGCAATCCGACTTATGGAGCGGTTGCCCATCCGCGCGATGAAGGACACCTGCTTCAACTCAAAATCTTTTTCCCACTCATCCCGGGTGGACGTGCCCCGGAAAACAAGCCACATTGTTGAGGGCGTTGCGCGCAGTAACCACCCATTGAACTTCCCGGCGTTGGAGTTGAAGGTTCCAAGCGAGGTAAGTGTTGATGGAACCGCCAACCCCTGGGTTTTGGTATTCTCCAACCGGGCCACAAGCTCGGCGGCGAAACGTGCAAAGGGTCTGTTGAGCGTGTTGGTGGTGGGGAGGGCGGGCAAGGGAAGGTCGCTGAGCGTCGGGATAGATGGTGTGCCGGACCCTAAAGCCACCGAAATCGCCTTTTTCAACACGAGAGCGTCACGTGCGGTGACGATGGCAAGCGCCGAAAGCACGGTAAGAAGAATACTCAAAAGTGTACAACAAATGATTGTTGCAAGTCTCCATCGAATTGTCATGCTTCGGCTTTTTGAAATAAAGACACGAAAGTGTTTGTCCTTTACCAAGATATGACGTAAAAAACAACCTGGCCCCCAAACAAAACATGCTTGTTCGCGTCCACGGATCCGCGAAAAATCGAAACAAGCGGGTGATGCGTGTGGGCGACGCCGTCACCATTCGCGCCATGCCGGGCGATACGCCCCGAAGTCGCGTAAACCGGGCAAAGAGGCCGGTCATTGCCGCCATTCGGCACGCCAACTCCTCCAAACTTGCAACCGTCCGGTACACCGACACCGCGGACAACCGCCAACATTTGGTGGAGTTGGGCGCCCGGGCACTTGAGGCAGGTCAAACCAACGGTCTGGCAATTGGGGATCACGTTGTGGTGAAAACACGGGGTGGGTGTGTACTTCCGGCGGTGGGGTCGGAAGGTACCGTGCTCGCCGGGAGTGAGACCACAAACCTGTACACGGTTACTTTTCAGATGACTCACAACCCCGATGATGGTGCTGTTCTTGGGAAGACGGTTACCGTAACCCAAGATGGTGTGCCCCGCAGTGCACTCACATTTACTGCCGGCGAATCCGATGATGAGGTCAAGGGTGGGAGTGACGCCGACGACAGTGACGACGACAGTGACGACCAACTTGAGGGCGGTGAGACCGACGACAAGATGCTCAACCCCTCACCATCTCTCCTGACGTTACGACAGAAGTTATCGGGTAGTGTGCGGGAGCAGGTGATGCAGGTTCTGAGTTTGGACGAGTTGGAGGAGCTTGCGATCCGGCTTGGTGAGACGTCCGTGGACGGGAAGAGCCTGACGGCAGTACTGAAGCTTATATCAGCGTCCGAATGAAGCTCCATGCATCAGCAACGGTTGTGGTGATGTGCATGGGTGCAGCGGCCGGTTGCACGGAGAGCACAAACTCCATGATGGATTTCACCGTGGGGTTCACAATAACAACACCGGATCCGCGCAGATAGGTTGCCAACTTCGGTTTGTTCGCACGCATCCATTTGATCATCCTCCACGCAACGGTCATGCTCACCCCGGTCACGTTCGTTGCATCCACCACCACCGAAAACCGGGTTTCATTTGCCAACAGCGCTTCAAGAGGGTAAACAAACTCCGACTCGAACGCCGCCGCCGATGGGTTCCCAACCATCACAAAGTGCACCGTGTTGTTCTCGTGCGGGGTAACTGCGGCAAATGCAGACATCTTTGAACATTTCATCCTTTTTTTGTTTTTGGGTGTAAACAAGACGCAGCATGGACGTTGATCTTACGCCTTCCAATACGTCCTTCGGATTTCGAATCTGTCCACACTGTACGCTAATCAACCTTAGTCCAAACGGCAACTGCACGAGTTGTGACTTCTCCCTCCCGAACTATTGGTGGTACGCGCCGCCCCGGGTGAACCCATCCCCGCCTCAAACGTTTTCACAGTGGCCATATCTCGACCTTTTCACCGACCTTATGCACGAGAACCGGCAGAACCGTGCCCGCGTGGATGTGGGTACAATTATTGATCAAGACCCGAGCTTAAATGACGTGTTTGAAAGTCTGGCGCACACACTCTTTGAGGCAGTGCACACTCCGGGTGGGACGCCCGCCCCCCACAACTTCACGGACACATGCGAAACAGTTGTTCTTTCGGAAGTCGGAACCTGCGTGGTGTGTCTTGATGACCTGACCGCGGGTCGCAAGTTGGTGTGCGGCCACGTGTTCCATGAGGCGTGTGTGCAACCGTGGTTCCACACACACAACACATGTCCCACCTGTCGCTACGTGGTGGCCAAGGAATAAAAACGATCTTTACTTTATTAACGCGCCACGCAACGGCAGGACGACATCGGGAAGGACCGCTGCCCGTTCGCATCAACCGTGTAGGTGCCCGCATCACACACATAGGTCATACAACTCGGGGGCGGCGGGCCGGGACGTGTAAGCATGCCACCGCGTCGTTGATTCCCAAAGACCGCGGGCATACATGAGTTGACGTCAGGGTAGTAACAATTCGAGACCTCGTCCGCGCCACATGGAGGAAACCACGCCCCCTCCCCCCCGGCCCCCGCCCCACCACCAAGGGATGTCTGACACGTTTGAAGGGATGGGTACTGCGCACCGTCAGTTGTGAACTTGCAACTCATCTTATCGGTGAGAAAAGGACCGGCCACCCATCCACACCCCTTCTCCGGGTCACATGTCGTTCGGTATAACCCTGACACCGGATCGAGCTCGGTGGTGCAACAGTCCGAGACGCCCGCCGCCACGCTCGACTGACCGCGCATGGACTCCAGAACCCAATCAAATTTGCCCTCCTCATCGGTCGCCCCGCCCGCGGGTGTCCGGCAGTAGTTAACCGAGCCACTTTGACACGGTGCGCACACAAGCATTGACGAATCAAAGTAAGTGGCCCCGGATGGTGGTTCGGTGTTTACACGGACACGATGACTTGGACGATAAGCATTCGTTGTTTGGTACGGATTCATTTTCTTTCTAACCTAACATTTTTTACTTTACCTTGTCAAATGGTACCGATCTCTTTGCGTGAGCGCGTGATGAACAACCTGCGGCAGCAGAGGACGGTGACATCGGTGGAACTTCTTACGGAGCTCCTCGAGGCATCCGTCGAGAGACGAGTCACCTCCCGGAGTGATGTGAAGAAGTTCATGATTGACCGTGGGTTTATTGTTCATTCGACCTGGGCACGTACCACGTCCACCCACCTGACTGAGGTGTGGGACTTTGTAAAACCCACGACCCCGGAGACATCCCTTGTTGTGGTGCCGGATGCAACAACCGCGCTTGTGCCGGTCGCGTGTGAGGCGCCCCCGGCCGTCGATACCCCACCCCCACCCCCACCCAAAAGCATGCTCACCCTGACAACTGCAATGCGACGGTGCTGGTTTGAGGGGGGGGAGCTCCCCCTTGTTGCCCCTCTCGCGGCGGACCCACCCCCCGCCTTTGACCGCAACGATCTTTACCACACAAACGAGCACGCACTGCACGAGTTAGTGGAGGAGGGTGTGAAAGCGCGCACGTTCGATAACATGCTCATGTTTGTTCGACTCACAACCGGCGAGCGGCGGGAGCTCCGGGAGTACATTACGTGGTGCCATCGCTCGGAGTTGACCACCTTTGCCACAAAGGTCAACCACGGGCATGTGCGCTGCAACGACAAGGTGTCGGCCGTGATCAACGGGGGGGGACGGTTCACCCTCAAACCAGTGTGCGATGAGGTCGGTTTCCTCAACATGGCCGAACTCGACAATGTGCTCTACCTGCTCGAAGGCTATTTGGATGGGTATGGCACACGCCACCCGGCGGGACTCAACCCGACGGAGGTGCCCCACCTTGTGCACCGCAGTCTCAACCAAATGGGCGGCAACCTCGCCGCCCTCAAGATGTACGCAAAATGGGATGAGCATGTGAAGCGTACCAAGGGTCATGTGACCAAAGTAAACCTGCTTGTGGCGGAGGCACGCAAGGCATTGGCCGCGTGCGAGGAGTGGGAGGCCCGCGGCACCGATCGCACCCTGACCGAGGCGTTTTGTGTCAAATGGGAAACCAAGTGCGAGGAGGCAACCACCGCACTTGGCCGGGCCGAGAACGAATGCACCACCGCGCGGATGATGCGCCATGAACTGGGTGATAAGATTGTCGACGCGCTTGCCGATGCTTACGTCAGTTCACCCTTCACCACCCCGACGCGTCTTCTCAACCTGCGCGCGACGCTGAAAAGCTCGGAACCGGACCACGTCGCGACCGCCCGGGACAACGTGTCTGAAATACGCCGGATCCTTGAGAAACGGCCCACAAGCGTGCGCAAGGCACTCATCGAGTTGGACCTTTGGAATGGGCGCGGCCGACTCCCGTCCTTCACCCGACAGGAGGTTAACAGCAGCTTTCGTCAAATTGCCCGCCGCATTCACCCGGACAAAAACCCGGACCGCATCATGAGCGAGACACCGGAATTGCTTGAAAAGTATCAGGTTGCGCGTGATTGTCTTCAGACTTATCTTGAGGGGATTTGTCAGGGTTGAGCCCAATAAATAATTAAACCTTTTAACTTTTTTTGCGTGTGCGTTTACGACGGAAAAAAAAGAATCGGTGTCGAACCAAAACAGGACCGATGAGTGATGTTGATTCTTCGCGCACCACAATAGACGATAGTGATTCCGAGGGTAGTTTGGTTGATTTTATTGTAAAGGAGGAGGAGGAAAATTCAGAGGACGAAGACGAAGACGAGGACGAAAACGAAAACGAAAATGAAAATTCTGACGTGAATGACGAGGAGGAGGAAAAGAAAGATGCCGCCGACGACAATTTAGTATGTGGTCAATACTCCGCCGCGATGGAGTTGGAGGGGTTGGTGGTGACCGAGACGGGCTTGCGTCGCAGTGCGCGTGTCTCGAAGGGTGTCGCGCCAGTGCGCTACGTGGATAATGACTACATCGGACTGATGCTGGAGGATGCGGATACGGAGATATCAAACCAAAGTAGCGAGGAGGACGATGATGATGATGATGAAGAATCAAATGAATGGGGAGGATGAGGAATAAACTTTTCCGTGCGCGTACACTACCGTATTATACTTTTCAACTCCCCTCTCAAATGTCAGTGGTACTCTACCCCCACCAGAACGAAGCGGTGGAGTGGATGCGAAGCACGGAGCGCCGGCCGCGTCTGGTGGACGACACCCCCCACGGGGGCATTCTTGCGCACTCCATGGGGTTGGGCAAGACCCTGACGATGTTGAGTTTTATTCGCGGGCAGGCCCCGGGTCGAACGCTTGTTGTCTGCCCCAAGTCGCTTCTTCTGCAGTGGCGCACCGAAGCCGCCCGCGTGGGGTGGCCACCCCACTCCATCACCATTTATCACGGCGCCGGACGCGAACTGCCCCTTCCCACCGGTGAGCACCAGATCGTACTCACCACCTTTGACATTGTCCGCCTTGAGTTTGTCCGCGGCCGGGCAATGCACACCACAACCTGGGACCGCATCGTGCTCGACGAAGCCCACCGCATCTGTGAGCAGTCCAGTAAGACCGCCCGCACCATCCATGCGCTCCGTGCACGCAATCGGTGGTGCATCACCGGCACGCCCTTCAAGAACGGGATGAGTGACCTCATGGCGTTGGCGCGGTTCCTCATGGTTGCGCCCTACTGCAACGTCTCATGGTGGCGATGGTACAGCAACAGTGCAAGCAAGCTCCGGGAGTGGCGCCGCCTTTTCCTCCACATGCGGGACAAGTCCGTACTTGACCTCCCCCCCATGAAACACCACTTCCTCACCGCGGTTCTCTCACCCTCGGAGGTGAAACTTGAGGTTGTGTTGAACGAGGTGGCGTGGAAGGTGCGGGTGGACAGTCCGGCCGGGGACGAGGACGCCTCGTTCACCGCCAACCACGACCAGCACGAACTCTTGCGGATCCTGCGACGACGCCAGGCCGCCAACCATCCCATGCTTCTTACACCCCTGGCCGCGATGCGCCGACTCATGACGGTGCCGCCGCCTCCCACACCACCTCACCTGTGTGAGGCCTGTGGCATCATGCCAAACACCGTGACCACATGCAAACTGCACGCCCGCTGTGCAACGTGTGGTGACGAGCCCATGTGCGCCGTCTGCATTGCGGCCAGTCTGCGCACCGAAACACCGACGGGGTGGTTACACAGCGCCAAAACACGGGCCCTCTGGACCTACCTCCGCGATGTTGCGCAGATCACCGGGACCGACACAAAGGTGGTGCTCTTCAGTCAGTGGACCTCCTGTCTCGATTTGTTGGCAGGCATGCTGACCCACGAGGGGGTGGGCCATGCCCGCTATGATGGACGCGTTGCCACCACCGATGAACGAGAAGCGGTCATTTGCCACTTCCGTGACACACCGTCGTGTCAGGTGTTGCTCACCTCACTGGGTGCAGGCGGTGAGGGAGTCAACCTCACCTTTGCCTCACATGTTATCATCATGGAACCTTACTGGAACCTTGCGGTGGAGCAACAGGCGATTGATCGCCTGCATCGCATCGGCCAGGAAAAGACGACCCATGTCGCACGTCTACATGTGCAGGACTCGGTGGAGACGTGGGTGCGCGGCATCCAGACCCGGAAGACCAACGAACTTCAACGACTTCTTTACGAAAAAATCATGGACGACGCACCGGAGGCCAATGTCAAACGCACGCACCCCCAACGGTTGCGGGTGGCGTTTGAAAAAGTAAGCGGGGGTGAGGAACACGGCGATGGGTCGCTTGCTGCATTTCTTGTGCGCCCGGAAAAACAAAGAAAACTCTCTAAACCATAAAACAATTGTCACTTCTTATTTTTGGTCAATGACGTCCACCCCGACCCCCCCACCGACCATGGCGGATCTGTTGGTCACTTCAAATCAACTTCGGGACCTGCTCACGTCCGTTGGCAAAACACGGCGGGGTGTGACCAAGAAAAAGCCGGCGTCCCGAAGTGAGCTTGCGGTTCGCCACCGGATTGTGTTTCGTGTTGCGACCGAGGTTCTTCAGACTGCACCCGACTTCAAAATGGCGCGCGCCCGCATGATGGAGGTGGTCGCGGACAAAAGGGCCATAATGGATCTCTACCCGACCAAGGTTGGTCGGCGAAAAGGTGATGGGACGGTGTACCATGCCGTGCGGAACGTCTTCCAGTCGAGCCGACACGACGTGCTCCCGGGTGAAACCTACTACACGCCCCATGGATTGGTGAAGATGCAAAAGGATGATCCGGCGGTATCCAACGTGATCTGGACCTACGCCAGTGTACCGGGGGGCAAGTTCACGGCGCAGTATATTCCTTAATTCTGACAGATTTTTCCCAGAACGTTCCGTTCTTGGTTTATCACATTTTAATAAATCCTTCAAAATCCAAAAATTATGTCGAGAATAAACTCAGTCTCGGTGAAGAAAGCAGTAACTATTCCGGAAGAAATTCCTTCGGAGTGGTTCACCTTTATCACTGGGACGAGGAGGGGGGAATCAGTAACTATTATTCCGGGAGAAATTCCTTCGGAAATTCCGGAAGAAATTCCTTCGGATTGGTTCACCTTTATCACGGGAAAGTCGAAGACGGGGCGAGTCAAATAAGAGAAGAGAGTGTAGTTTTGTCATTTTATTTTTCAAATAAGTATTTTGTAATTTTTCAAATACAAGTATTTTGTAAATTTTCCAATACCTATCTTTTTGACGTGTACTTTTCGGCCTTTAATTGGCAAAACGGGTTCCACCCAGGCCGTACTTGAAGCGGAGCACGTTCCAGGAGCGAGCATAGACGAGAATGGAGACGGAGTTGTTTGAGTCGGTGCCGGAGGCCTGGGAGGGTCCGTAGAAGACGCGGCCATCGAGGGTGACCTCGAGCTTGGTGGAGTCGATGCGACTGAAGTTGCAGGTTCCGGAGGGTTGAATGTCCTGGGGCTGGAGCGCAAAGGAGTAACAGTAGATGAACTTGTCGGGCACGTTGGTGTGGTGCTGGAAGGGTTGGATGAGGCGGAAGTAGCGTCCCTCGCGCGCCTCCCAGCGGTTGGCGTTGTTGAGGAGGAGACGCACGGTGGCAACGGGATCGATGGGGATGGTGGTGACAAAGTCGTTGGGCCCGGCAAAGTTGAACCACTCGTTGTACAGGTTGGTGCAGGGGGTGGTGACGCTGGCGAAGGCCTCGCGCACCCCAAGACGCACCACCCAGAACAACTCCATAACGGTGTGGTTGAAGTTGAGATCGATGCTACTGATCTGGTTGGTACCAACCGCGCTCACGGTGGAAATGGTCTGCTGGGCCGACACCGTCTGGTTCTGATGCTGCGGGATGACGCTCTCGAAGGCACCCTCCGCGAACTTTGCGCGCTCGTTCTGGTCAAGATACACGTACGTAACCAGGATCTGCGCCGACATGGAGGTGTTGGTCAGGGTGGTGAGGTCGCCCACGGGTTGGGCGGCGCCGCTGTAGTAGGTCGGGTGGAACAGCGCGCGGTTCTGAATGGCCGCCAGGGTGAAACTGTTGGGCGCGCTCAGGGCACCGCACGTCAACTTGAGCAGGTGCAACAGGGGACGGAACTTCACGCTCACCTTCACACTGTGGAACTGCAGGGAGACAAGGGGCAGGGCAAGTCCACTGTTAAGAGTGAACCAAAAGTAGAGCGGCACGTACAGGATGCGGGGTTGGCGGGAGCACATCTGGAGAGACAGAACTGCGTCGAACTTGCCGGTCATCTCGGCCAGACGCTTACCGGGCGCACCGCAAAGCTCCTCCCAGATGTACATGAACTCGCCCATGATCTCGTCAATGCACTGCCCACCAATGAAGAAGGACGCCTGCTCGATCATCGCCTGCCCCACCGCGTGGGTCCAGTACGGCTCAATTGCCACCCCCCCCACCTTCAGGGAGGGGTCCACGATCGCACCGGCCTGGGTGTACCCAATGCCCGGAAGGTCCACACGCACGTACATCCAGTACACAAGATCACCGATGCGATCCAAGTTGCAGGACGGGTTGGAACCGAACTGCGCCTGACCCTGGTTAAAGTCCAGGTCGTGCGCCTCCAGCGCAAAGTTAGTGTAGCGCTTGATGATATGACGCCAGTACGTAATTACAGGTTTGCTGGTGAGAACCCCGTCGGCAAGGCCGAGGGACACCATTTGATTGAGAGCTCCACCAAGACAAGCGGCCATTTTAGTTTTTAGAGGGTAGGTTTTGAAGATATGTACGAAAAAAAAGAGTTCACCCTTGGTGGTGTTACGACCGCATGAGGTGGGGTGGAGCGACCACGAGCCCCAACCGACCGGTCAAGTCGGCATGGGAGCACCAACCGATGCTCCCAACTTGCCATAAAAATAGTAAAACATAAAGAAATGACACCACCACCCCGAACACTGGTGGTATGTTGCGATGGTACCTTCAATAATACCGACAATGTGGACAAACTAACAAATGTTTACAAGATATTTTCGTCCCTGTGTGGTCGACCCAACAACACCGACACGAAGGTAACCCATGGTGTGAAAACAATACAGTTCCAAAGTTTGATGCAGAGTGGGCTTTACATTAGCGGTGTCGGCACGGAGGTGGTGGGTCTGAAACATGTACTGTACGGAATACTTGGGAGGGGCATACTCAGTCGTATCTTGCTAGGTTACCTCTACCTGAGCACCAACTTTACACCCAGGGAGACTCAAATTGTGCTTGTCGGATTCAGTCGAGGCGCCTACACCGCCCGCGCACTTGCTGAATTTATCTGCACGGTGGGCCTCCTACCGCCGGGCATCGCCCAGAGTGCATCTGGGCACTACGAAGCGCTGCGCATGTGGACCGCCTACCGTCGGAACGACCGTAGTATCGCCCGCTTTACTCGTGTGTGTGAGAGCATCGGCGGAACTCTGCCCGAATGGGTGGCGTCGGTGCGGAAGTTCCCCTCTGTGCTCTGGCGCCGAGGTGCTGTCACCCCCGCGCAGGTGCGTGTCGAGATACATGCACTTGCGGTGTTCGACACCGTGGGTGCCCTGGGGCTCGGCTCATTGTGGGAAACGGTGTCCGAGTCCATGGCACTACGTGCGGGACGTGAAGACCGCTTTAAGTACGCTACCTCCGATGTACATGCGAACGTGCGCCATATCTTCCACGCCGTGTCGCGTGATGACACACGGTGGTCGTATGCACCCACGGTGGTGGATCCGGCCCATTTGAGTCGAAGCACCATTCTCACTCAACAACTTTTCCCGGGGTCTCATGCCGACGTTGGTGGTGGATGGAGCAGTGCGTACGACCCACGCAACCCCCACCTCTACGAATCTGCACTCAGTGATGTTGTCTTACTGTGGATGATCGAACAACTCCGCGCCGTTGGCGTCACCCTCCGAAACGGCGCCATTTTCACTTTTCCCAACCCACTTGGAGTGGCCCACCACAACGGAGATGTTCCCGATATTTTACAGAAACCCCGCGAATTGCCGCTCCACCTTGTCAACTCCCCAAGTGGTTGCCTTCTCGCACGATTTGGTAAGATGGTTTTGACCGATGGCCGAGTGTCGAAATATGTATAACGTCTCATTATTGATTTACATGAGCATGTTCATTGACCCCCTGCACCCCGACCATCTTGAGTTTGTGTACACCAGTCTTTGTCACGGCGTGGCGGAGCCACTTCTGGCGACCATTGATATGCTAGCAAGACATTCGGTGGTTGATGACTACACGACAAGCAAGATCATGGAAAATCTTCTGCGCATTGGAGCTTCCTTTCTTCAAGATTTCTGGAAGCTTTACTACAGTGAGGTCCTTAATGTTGCATGTGAAAAGGGGTTGCTTGCGACGGCGCATGTTGTGTCGGAGTTCATGCTCGAGAATGGGGCGTGCACCGTGCGTGCGCACAGTCTGGCCCACGAATTAAAGACACTTCCGTGGACGTGTGAGGAAGGTCGGCATTTTATCGAACTGCTTCTCGAGGAAGTTGAGAGTCGCACGGCGGCAGTAAATCTGATAGGCATGAAACGCAAAAGAAATGTTTTTTAAATAAATTTGAACCAATCCCTTTCTTTCGTCCACATAGTCTTGAAAGTAAATAGAAATTAAAAGAAACATCATGACAGAGAGTCTTACGTCCCGCGCCATCACGCTCAACTTTATGGACATGATGAAGCAGTTCCTCTCTGCGATGCGTGAGGTATTTCCAACCTGCCCCAAGGTTCTGGCCTACGATGTGGGGTTCACCCTAAAGACGTCAGGTAAGACCTCCGCGCAGATGGAGGAGATTGGGGCGGAGGCAATGTCGGGTTACCATGAGGTCATGTCATCGTGGTACACGCGGTGTGCGCGACGGGACGAGAGTCTTTTGGTGGAGAGAATTTCTTTTTTGGAAGAGCTCGGTCTTGACGAGAAGTGGGGTGACCTCACGGCGGACACCAAGGATGCAATTTGGGACTACATCACCCAACTTAACAACTTTTGTTGTTTGATGAGTTGGACGCGCGACATTGTTCCACCCAACATCATGACGGCAATCACATCCAACGCAACAGAAATGGCGGATCGGATCAGGTCCGGTGAGATGAAAATGAGTGACTTCAACGTGATGGACCTGTCGGAGCGGATCATGGGGTCGGTGGATCCGGCCGAGTTGGAGTTGCTGGGACAGACGCTTCAGTCGGGTGGTGGTGTGGACATTGGAAGTATCTTCACCATGTTGTCCAGTATGTCACCACGTGATGAAGGAGTTGACATTGGGGCGATGTTAAGTAGCATGCTTCCCGGAAGATGAAGGAGTTGACATTGGGGCGATGTTAAGTAGCATGCTTCCCGGAAAATAAATAAGCCCCTTTGAAAAACAATGGCGAATTCGGGCATCGTGACCATTTTCATTATGCTACTTCTCGTGACCAGCATAACACTGTTGGCACTGAAACAAAACTTCGGTGCACTTGCGACCAGCACCGGTGTTTCAATGCTTGTGGTATTCGGCCTTATTCCAAAGGAGATGCCAAAGGATACGTACACCTACCCCCCGAGTGGCGGCGCACGAGTTGTGGCCAAGCCGGCGTCGGTACCGCCGCCACTTCCCAGGATGGTGCGGCGGGCTCGCGGCAACCTTGGAACATCGTTACCGGAGCGAACCACATCCCTTCCGCTTTGCACCCCACCCCCTGAAGCACCAACGGATAAGGAGATGCGCAACTACATTCGTACCAACGGCATGTACGGCATCCACGGAAACCTCGACTGCCGGAAGATGCAGAGATCGTCGGTGGCCGACAAGGGCTTAATTCAACCCCTGAGTGCGCGGAACCAATTGTTGCAGTTCCTTGCGGTAGACCAACTGCACAGTAAGGATTCGTCCATGATCTCCCGGCAAAGTCGGAAAATTTCGTAGGGAGGAACAAACTCATGACTACGCTTGCCACCGTCGGCGAAGATGATGTTGCATTGTTCTCGTACGACGATCAGGTCATGGATGTGAAAATCACGAACGTGTACGATGGGGACACATTTACCGGGTGTTTTTTCGAGGGGGACATCCTGAAGAAGTACAAGTTTCGGTGCTTGGGATATGACTCGGAGGAGATGCGACAGGCGCGGGCCGCCCCGGACCGGGTGGAGGCCAAGGCGCGTGCATCGGCGGACCGGCAGCACTTCATTGACCTCATTGATGCGGCCAGTGGGGACACACGTGTGCTCAGTTGTCGGTGTGGTGGTTTTGATAAGTACGGCCGGATCCTGGTGAGTGTTCCCGCGGACGGTTCGATCAACCGTGCAATGATTGCGAGTGGGCATGGGTATGCGTACGATGGCGGAACAAAGAAAAAATAAACACTTTATTTACAAAAAACACAATGCTTGCGGCATCAAGAAAACATGCAGCGGCGGCGTCGACCGCCGAAAGTACGCCACGTGGTGTTCGCGCCGCTCTTGCCATGCGGGAAAACCCCGTGGAGGAGGGGGTCGCACCTCCCCAAACAAGCGAGGCACCGCCACCCGAGGTGAGATTTGTCGCACCCGAGCATGTGAAAGGTGGGGGTAGCATTGGTATCCGTGAAGAGATCCACGCAAAATGGAAGGAAGCACGGGAGACCGTGTCAAATCGTTCGAAAAATGCATGTAGGGGGTGTTAATTTATTAGTTGCGGTGCAGGAGACGTTGCAAAAGGTTGCCGTCGGTTTCCGGGACCAACAGTGAGTTATCGATCAATTGACCCACAATCTGCTTTCGACGCTCCTTCTCCGCCGCCTCGAGTAGGGCGGGCCGGGACCGAACCGTACCGTTGATCTCTCCCCTCACCAGCGCAACATCGACACCGGAGAAAGTCGACGAGATTCGCATTGCGGCCTCGAGCGCGAGCAACCGTGTGATCCTCTTCACGTCGGCCTCATTTTCCACCGCCTCGCGTCGTCGGGCGATGAACTGGTTGACAACTTCAATGTTGGTCAAATCAAGGTTTCTACACCCGAGGGACTCAACAAGATTGCGCATGTGGGCGGGCACACTGGAGGCCGGTTGCTCGTCTTCCCACACCTGACTTACGGATTTGGGACTTTTGGGATATTTCCCACGGTGGTGACTCCGCCGGTCCGAGGAGACGCTATCATCCGATGAATCACTCATAGTTTTTCTTCAGATGCGGACAAAGTTTTTTCCGACTTTGAAACGCAGCACTTAAATTTCGGTGAAGTCGGGAACGGCGGCCGGTGCTTCACCGGGGGTGACCTTTGGTGCAACATCGGCCGGCGGTGGTGCGTTAATACCGGTATCACGTTGAGGTCGAGTCGACTGCGGTTGCATGGTGTGAGTGGGTCGACCACCCATGGTACCACTGTCACCCGGGGGTATGTTGGTGGGGCGTCGGACAGAGGCTTCGGCGGGCGCGTGGGCGTGGTGGCGCGGTACGTGCTGGGGTGGCGCGGGGTAAGGAAGGGGGGAAGGAGGCGGGGGAGGAGGTTCGCTACTTGCAAAAAAGGATTGCCATTGTTGCGTCTCGGCGTCCTTTGAGGTTTGTTTCGACATCTTCTTCTTGCGGGCGGCAAGGATTGTGCGGACAAGGAACAGCGCCGACACGGCCACCACAAGGAGTACGGCAACGGTTTTGAACTTGTTCTTTCCGGCGAAGGGCCCGGCGGCGGCACTCTTCGTGACGGACGCGACAGCAGCATCGACCACGGAAGGGGTACTGACCGGAAGAGATGGTGAGGTACGACGCGACATTTTGTTGACTGTATTTTATTTCATTTCAGCGGAAGCGGCCGCGGCCGCGGGACTCAGGTCCACATGCAACCGTGAAACTCGCACAGTGCCGGAGGGGTGAGACACACCCGAGGGAACCTTGGAATTATCCACCATTACAACATGATCCACGTCAAAAATAGGTTTACCAACTAAGTTTTTGACATTCTCCACAACAACACCCGAAACGCCCGCCATCACATGCTTCAGGTGAGCCAAACCCCGCGCGTTATCACCCACAACCAAGACGTTGCCGTTCAAATTACGAAGCCACTCGTGCGCAACCGGGGTGTAGTTGCCGCTTGTGTTAATAATGTACACCTGATCTTTCTTTGGAATGTACCGACAGTGCGGGCAGCGGGTGGTCGTTTGCGAGATGCGGATGCTACACTCGAAACACAAACTGTGTCCACACACAGTAATAACATTACACTCGCGCTCCATACACACCCCACACATCACACTGCCTTTCTGAAGTTTGTCAACTTCACTGTTGAAGTATACGAGCGATAGCATATTTTCCTCCTTCTTTTCCTCCTCTTCCTCTTCCTCTTCCTCTTCCTCCTCCTCCTCCTCCTCTTCCTCCTCTTCCACCTCCTCCTCCTCCTCCTCCTCCTCTTCCTCCTCTTCCACCTCCTCTGTGCTCATCATAACAAGGTTCATATCGCCATTGGTATTGAACGTCATTCTCCATGACCTCATGTCATCAAGACCCTGATTCATACTCCAACTGACGGCGTTATCAATCAAAGCTTCCACCCGCGACACCGCTCCCCGCGCCATCGGTGCCTCTGCTTCGAATGTTGTTTCTCCGTTTGTAATCTGGGTCTGTCCAAGCGTTCGGGCCTCGTCCCACGTGGTGCACTCCACAAAGATTGGATTGGGGTTGTTGGCGTACACACCCCATGCCTCACTCATCTTCTCCTTGCCCATCGTGGTGAAGACACGCCGCTGGGTGGGACATGCCGTCAACTCAACGTGGGTGATGGCCAAGACGGGTTGAGTCAGAACCGGGGGAAGCCGACTAAAAACCACACGGTCAATAACCGCGCCGGTCGATTTTGCCGTTAAATACAGCACATCAACGATTTTCCTCTCCTGCAGCGCAGTCGCGTCTCCCTGTAACACCCACGTGAAATGTGTTTGCATGTAGCGAATCACGCGCGTGACACGCCCCCATGTTTTGTTGTCATCAAACTCATCGTAGATAATTCGGTCCCACACCATGGTGTCCAAAGTTGGCGCGCACAACCCCTTGCGCATGGTGACGTTGCGACAGTAGCGCGTCGCGTACGAATTGTGGGATTGCACAAGTTGTCGAAGTGCGGCAAAGCTCACAATTACGGTGCGTGCGCGTGAGGTGGTCATACGCCACTTCTTGGCGGCCTCCATGCTATCCACCACGTCAACTCCCCCGGTCAACCCACACAACTCATCTGACCAGTGCGTCAACAAGTGGGTCGGGACCACAATAAGTGATGCGTGGAAGGTGTAGTTGGGGAACGCCGTTGTGCATGTTGCGGGTGGCACGGTATTCAGAAAGTTGCGAATGATGAAGGTCTTACCACTTGAGCGGGCGCCAGTGAGCACACCGGCATCAATTTTTACCGTGGTGCTGGAGGTGAGCGTCGTAAACATGCCGGCGTCGTAGTTGAAAACATAGGGACTGTGTGGCACCTCAAGACTGGTGGAAATGCGCGCGGAGGTGCCGGCGGCCCCCTCCAACTCCTGCATCCAGGTGAGTGCACTCTTCTGCCATGGTGTCATTCGACGCCGACACCCGATGTAGATGTCGCGCTCCAGCGTTGAGGACACCACGAGCAGTTTCTTACGGAAGTGGCTAAACTCCCATGTTGACAAGACCGAGACCAGGGTCACCTCGGCCGGGAAGGGTAAATTGGAACTCACGGCATCGTGGAAGCGTCGGTTGTGAAAATCAATGTGAAATCCGTAGGTGTCATTGGCAATGCTGAGACGTAAACGATACCGATTGTCGGCCTGTTGGAGTAACTTCACGATAAGCTTGGGACTCGTCCACCGAAGTTCGGTGCCGGCCGCAACAATTGCACTACCCTCAAGCTTGAGCATCGCATTCTCACCACTGTCCCCGGTGGGCGTCCCTTTAAGTACGTTTCCAATACTGATAAAATAGTTCCATTTTGGTGCCATCTTTTGAGTTTGATCTTTAATAAAATCACGGTCTCGACACCGCACGGTCTTCCTCTTTTTGTGGCGTTCATGCAAAGATGCCCAACCTCAATATTCGAGCGTTTAATCCCACGGGGATGAAGAAAAATGCGACAGTTCTTCTTATTGGCAAACGCGGCACCGGGAAAAGTACACTTCTGAACGACATCATGTACCACATGCGGGATAAGTTCAACTTTGGGATCGCCATGAGTCCAACGGAGGAGTCGTCGGAGATGTTGGGGGATATTCTCCCGCGAAGTTGCGTGTTTGATGACTTTGCGGAAGACGCAATTGGGCGAATGCTGCGGTACCAGAAGAAGACGGTAAAGGCAGGCGACTTTCGCAACATGTTCATCATCATGGACGACTGTGCCTACGACAACCGTACGCTCAAGGGGAAGAACATCCGGGAAGTGTTCATGAATGGGCGTCACCGCAAGATATTTATTATTAACGCGGTGCAGTACATGATGGACGTGCCTTCCTTCCTGCGCGGACAAGTTGACTACGTGTTTGCATTGCGCGACAACATTATTGACCAGCGTGAAAAGTTATGGAAGTTTTTCTTTGGCATGTTCCAGGACTATAAGGACTTTAGCACGGTGATGGACAACTGCACGGAGGATCACAACTGTATGGTGCTTGACAACACGGTGCGCAGCAACAAAGCGGAGGACTGTGTGTTTTGGTACTCCGCCAACCCCGACCTGCCGAAGTTTCGTCTGTGTGATGATGTGTTTTGGCGGATGGACAGTTGCTACTACACCGCACGCGACGAAGGGGAGGCCGGGGCGGCGGCGGCGGCACCGGAATCGCTCGACCGCAACGTCCCCCTTGTTGTGACGCGGGGTAAGAAGAAGTGATGGGAAACGTTAGAGAAGTTCCTCGGGCCCAAGGAGACCGGCACCGGGGCCGAAGGGAAGACGGGTGGTTGCCCAGAAGTCACCGGGCAACACCAGACGCGCCGAAAGCGGGGTGTGTGCGAAGTGCAACACACCCACCTTTTCCAGCACCTCGGCCACCAACTCGGAGCAGAACCGGTCGGTGGGTGCGGTGGCGCGGGGCATCTCCACCCCGGGCCACCAGGCGCCCATCACGGCCTTCCAGAAGCCGAAACTATATTGAACCCCAAGAAGAGGTGCGATGGCAATCTCGAGCGCGGGGCCGGCGGGAGGGTGCACCAGGCGTCGAACGAAAACCTGGTGCTCCCGTGTTGTGGCCCGGATCCAGGGCACCAACGGCTCGAGACGGGCGCCGGTGGCACGAAGGGTGTGAAAGAGGAAGGGTGTGCCACCCGCGTCCACGCACACCAACCCAACATGTGTGATTGGCGTTCCGGTAAAAAGTTTCTCAAGTGTGGTGCGCACCTCCCCCCGGGGACTGAGAAGAACCACACTGCCGTTGGGGAAAGAAGTGGTCGCGTAGGGCCGGACGTGCGGCACCAGGTGGGCCACCGGTGCAGTCGCCACAAGCACACACATGCCCATCAATAAAACCATGCCTAATTCCCACTCCATATTCCTTCTAACATTTGTATTCTATCCTATTGTAGGCCGCCGCAGGCGATGTAACGTGCGGGTGGTGTGTGCCGCCCCAGTAGTTCGGGCCATAATCCACAAAAATCTCTTGCCGGTTGAGGATGGGTGCGACCGCAGTTAACCACGGGTAGGTGTTGTGGTCACCGGACACAAGCCGGGCGTTGGCCACACATGGATCGTTGCCCACGCATGCGCCGTTACGCGAATCATTGGCAAGTGCCGCCACACCGCGCATACATGCCCCATCGATGTAAGATGATTGGTCATAGTACAGAACGGGATTGTGGGGGGGGTTGGGGTCGGGGAGGTATACTGTGCGGAGCACCTCCTCAACGTAGGGGGCAGTTTCGTTGGCACCCGGGTAGCGCGCGTCGAGTTGGGCCTGGGTAATGTGCTCACCGAAGTATGTGACAATGGGCTGGTTGGCCGCGAAGACAAGTGCGCCGATGGGTTGGCCGGGTATGCATGCAAACAGACCCTTGAACCTGTATCTACGTTGTGTGGCGGGGTCAATCAAGCGAGTGCGGCCAATGCGCAAGTGGGCCACGAGCTTGAGGTGCTGCGGGCAGTAGGGTAGGGTGTAGCAGGAGACCCGCGCGCATTGACGCCGGGCGTTGGGTGGCCCCACGGGGGCGATGCATCGCATGCACCGCATTTGGCAGTTGAACGGCGCATTCGGTCGGGCATAATTAAACCGCCATCGACCCGATACGGTTGTGTTGGGCGGTTGGTTAAGAGGGTGAGCGTTCATTGCGGGTTTAACTGTGTTGTGACATTTTATGTGTAATAACCTCTACCGTACATATCTTGAAGACCACCATCGGATTGGGACCGTACTTCCAAAGTAACGCAACTTGTGAACGCTACTCATACAGAAATCGACAAAGGCATCGGGTAGGATGGTGGTGTCGTGGTCCGCGTGGTAGCGCACCGCCCGCACCACACCAGTTTCCGCCGCCATGAGTCGAAAAGCGTCACGGGGCCACCACGGCCCCGGTGCGTCAAAGTACTGCGACCAAAGACCCTGTTGGGCGGCCGCAACGGTGGGACCCGTCACCACCACACCCAACTCATTGTCGCAGGGTGTTGAACTGAGACTCCGATCCGTGAGATTGGAGGAGGTCCGCAACATGGTGTGACCATCTTGAATCATCAGGTTGGTGTGGACTTTGATGTGCACCCCCCGGTGTTCAAGTGTGCCAATGAACATCCGGTTCCGCATGAAGGCCGCCGGTACACCCGCGGCCAGGGCCGACGCCATAATCATGCGACGTGACCAGTGCAGAGTTGCGGTCGTCGCGGTGCTTACCACAATGTGTTCGTCAGGTTGGTGGGTATTCACCAGCATGATGAAACAAAAGGGGTCACCGAGCGTGGCGTACGCGCGCACCAGACGAGCCACGACCGCTTCGAACACCCGATTGTGGGTGGAGGGTGTACTAATACAGAGTTGGGCCTCCATGTGAATGCAACTGGCGGCCTCTTCGATCAACCGGCACATGAAAACATGTTCATCTTCACCCGCCAGAAAGGGGAAGGGTGGTGGCGTGAAGGTGCCACTCCACATTGCATGCACCCACGATACCATGTCGGGGGGGCATGGCATCACAACGCCCACCTCGTGCCAATAGTAGGGGGCCGGCTTTTCCGTGTTGAGCACCAACCACCCCGCCCGACATGGATGGACACCCACCCCACCAATCATAATGGTGGTGTCGTCCACCAACAGAAACTTTTGGTGGTGGTTGGTGAAGCGGTCCCCAAAGATTTGGTTGAAGGGCGCCGGAATGTACCCGTCACTTTCCACCAAACACAACTCCACGCCCTCGACCGCCCTCAAATCCGTGAGGGAGTTGCCGTACTGCTCGGTGGGGTTGACAAACATGTGAATCTTCACGCCCCGGGCAACTGCCGCCCCGATGAGGTTCCGCATGGTGACGGACGCAGGTTGGCCCGCGAGCGGCACGTCGAGTTGACAAACAAAACTACTGTGGAAGATGGAGGTGCGCGCGGCCTCAAACAGTTCCACCATGCGGGCCGCACACGCATTCATGTCAAGCAGAATGGACTCCATTGTTTGTTTGGAGTGACCAAAGTTCGGCGGGTGTTGGCAAACGCAAAATTCTCCCTTGCCCGCAATAATCAATAAACTTTTACTTTATTCACAAACTCCACTTGCACACCCACCCGTTGCACGCGCAACCGCGTACCGTTCGGTGCGGGCGCGCACCTCACCCCGCGTGGGTAGTGGGTGATGGTTGAACACCGCCTCCAGAACCAAACATGCGGTAATGAAGGACCCATCGTCACACGGACACGGCGTCGCCGCCAGTAGACCCGCGATCCGATCGCCACCACTCAACTGAAGGATGGTTGGCAAACTGTTCCAAAAGACACGATAGTATTCGCGGCGGGCGGGTGTAAAGTTGAGGCCGAAGAGGGAGATCGTGTCCCACACATCGGGCGGTGACCACTGCACCGGCCGCACAATGAAACGTTTCTCAATCGACGCGAACTTGGGCGTGGGCGCGCCCAACTTTTTGCTTACGCGGGCGTGAAGCTCAAACATCCAGGGTGCCAACTCGCCGGCGGCAAGAGTGGACTCAAGCGGCGGCATGGCCGCAATAAACTTTACGTAGCTCTCACGACACCACCGGCAGGGTAGCACCGCCCCAAGGTTTCGAAGAAAGAGAACAACTTCAGGTGCTTTGGCACGCAGGGTGGCCGGGGGGGCAAAGGAAAGAGTGTGGAGAATGCGCCAAAGTGACGGGCCCCAGATGACAGTATTAACACCCGACATGATTTTAAAGTTGACTTCCTTTTCTTGGTACTCATACCCCGGGTTGGGTTACCGACGAAATAATCTCAAACGCCTGCGTAAGCAGGTCCGCACTCGCACCCTTAAAGACGTAGATGACGCGATTGTTGCGCAGAAAGACGAAGGTGGGCATTGTGGTTACCTTGAAGTGGGTTACGAGCTGGTGGGCGGCGTCCACATCCACCGTGAACACATCGAAATTTGCGGTGAACGTGGTGGCCAACTCGCGCAACACCGGTGCAATTTTCTTGCAGGGGGCGCACCACTCGGCCGTAAAATCCAAAACAACGGTCTTATTGTTCGCCCGGGCCAAGACCTCTTGCAATTGGGTGGTTGAGGTTATACTTTGAAGTTCCATTTTATTAATTCATTTTTTAATTTTCACGAATGGTGAACATGGACACCTACCTCCACCACGTTGCCACCGCAACGAGTCCCGCGACCGAGAGTGAGGAGGCGACCTACCGTCGCTACGCTCGTATGCGCGCAATGTGGCACGCCCACAACACCGGCGTGATGAAAAACCATACGTGGAAAAATATCCGCATTATGTCGGACACCTGGGTGAAATGGCAGCGTCGTCGGGTGGTGCGAGCGGCCGCCGCCCTCACCCTGACGCGATGGGCCCATGGACGCCGGACCCCGCCCCCCCCGCCTCCGCCGGCCCGCAAGCGACGCGACCGCGGCAAGAAAACCAAGAGGCGCAAAGGTAAGGGGAGCGCAAAGGTCGTTACGCCGGGGGGGACGGTTGAAAGCGCCTCGGGCGTTGCGGCGGGGGGGACGGTTGAAAGCGCCTCGGGCGTTGCGGCGGAAGCGGTTGAAGCCTCTCGACAGGCGGGGGGGACTGTGATGGATGGGGCGGTGGCGGGCGCACGGGCCGTGGCCGAACTTTCCGCCGCAACTCTCGACACACTTCAGAGAGTTATTGGATCGACCGTGACCGCAACCATGAAGGATCAGTTGAAGGGTCATCGAACGGCAGGATACGAGCTCTTTGCGAACCGGGAGTTGCCCTTCCCCTACAGCATGCCCGTGCCCTGGCAGGCTCTCATGACGGATTTTACTCTGAACGTGGCCACGTGGGGTGGACGTGTGGCGATGGCGGATGTTACCTACGACATGTTCTTTGTCCTCAACAGCAACCTTGGCACGGATCTCATGGTGGCAACGCTTCTGACGGCCAAAGTGACGTTGGACGAAATGCAGACAGGTCGTGTTTGGGTGAAGTGTATTGTCCCGCGCGGTAAGATGGACAAGATGACCATGGCGGTTGTTCGCATCCCCGGGGCGGGGATGTGCCCCCGCTTCCGCATTGGCGCCAGGGGAGTTCTGCGAGTGTGTGTAACCATCGGGTTCGAGGACCGATGGGCCACCCCGGTTTGGATCAATATTGGATCGATGCCGTTTATTGAACTCTACATGGATCTACTTAACAATCACATTGTTTCGCCGGAGGCACGTCGACTGACCGCCATGCTCAGTGACATGTGGAATCGCCCCACACTTCCCCCACCCCCCGGTCGAAACCTCATGGTTAAGCTTGCCTCCCTGCTTGCACCACTTGCGAAGACCAACTTCAACAGGTACGAAAGTTCGCGTACGCAGAACATGCGGTTTGCGGCGTTCAGTGACGCCATCTTTCGGACACACTACCTTTGGGCGCGATGGTGGAACTTCTGGCGCGTCTCCAACCCTCATCTCGCGTTGACGCCGGAGATTGGGGTGCTGCGCTTTGTCACAAGTACGCAGGTCGGGACGCAGTTGCTTCTTGCCGCAATACTCCGATGCACCTCCGTGTTGGAGGAATTGTTCCGAGGCCGACGCCACATCTACATTGCCCCCAAAAACGATGACATGCGGGAGCTTCTTTTTGTTACGGTGCCCCGCACGACGCGCATTTCCCCGCCAACGCCCACCACCACACTTGGCGGCGTTGGACCATGCTGCATCCCCGTCATTATTGCGGCGGACACCTACGTGTGGATCAACGTCACGTCTTTGAGGTATGCGGTGGAGAACGATGTGTGGACGAAGGGTATTTATCTTTATGTTTTTAAGAATGCCGTGCGGGTGTTGCGTGCGGTGACTCGGTGGGTCATGCGACATAGGAAGGTGCTTCAATAATAAAATATACTTTTCTCTTAAAACACCATGGACTTTTCCGATGGATCCTATGTACCAACAACCTGGGCCACCCTTGAGTCCCAACCGTTTCTCAACACCCAATCAACGTGTCTCCCCTGCAACTCACCGAGTGCACCCCCGCACCCCACCAACGCCTCACCCGCACCCCCGCCACGCCCCGGGCAGGCGCCCTGTGTGGCCTGCCCGACCAATGCAAGCTTTCAACAGCGACTTGTGGCACGTGATGCAGGCCCGCCGTGCTGCACAACTGAAACATATGGGAACGCCACCAAAAGTTGGCCATGGGCGTGGGGCGGTGAGGGTGCGACACCTTCGCCCGAGTTGGCACCCGAACTGTGGCAAGACCTATATGCTGTTAAAAACCGAGCGGCCACGGGGTTTGCCTATGCGCCCCTTTTTAACCCCTTTGTACTATAAAGTTGCAATTTATTCGCTCGTCTTTGTATTTGTACTCTAAATTTGCAATTTATTTTTTCGTATTTTCTCGCGCATGATAACCCAAACAATAAGAGCAGTTGCACCAACGGCAAGAGGTAAACTAATCCAAACAAGAGGCGACACCCGGCCACCGCCACCGCCAACCGCGAGGTCGGCCGCAGGTACGGCCGCAGGTACGGCCGGCCGCAGGTACGTATTGCTCATGAGCGCGCGCTGGGTTTCCGGAAAGGAGAGCATACTCTTGTTGGTCGACGCCGCAACCGAGGCCTCAAGGTCGTAGATGAAGCGAGTGAACGTCGCACTGCACGAAACGGCATCCTCAAGCCGTGCGCCCAACTCACCCTCCATCTTCGCCTTAAAGTTAACGCGACACTTATCACATGGAAGTAGGTACTGCAGACTACGCACAAGGTTTAAGGCCGACGTCTTTTCTTGAGCGGTGGGCAAATTCGGATACCCAAGGGCAATGGTGTAAAGAAACAACCAACTTGGTCTTCCCCACACCCGTGGGAGCAAATTTGTTCGTGCCGCCGATGAAGAACATGCCATTTGTTGAGCTAGACTTAAAAAAGTGTGGTGTCGACGAAATGACCTAAAAAAATATTGGTGGAGAAGAAATGGCCGACAGAGTACCCGGCGGCGCCAAAAGCACCAAAACATGGAACTACATTGCAATCGGTAGTGGAATCACGTTAGGAGTTGCACTTATTGTGTATATTGTACTTATGGTGGTGGCAAAGAAGAAAGAGTCAAACGCGCCAGCAGCATCGTACCGCAAATCGCGTCTTGTGACGGACCTGGACACGGAGAAGCAGGCCCGCGCGGCGCTTGCCGGATCTAAGCCGACCATTGTGTTCATCTACGCCGACTGGTGCGGGTTCTGTAAACGCGCCGAACCGGTGTTTGCGGAGTTGGCAAAGGACCCCGCGTACGCCCACATCACGATGCTCAAGTTGAACTCAACGAAGGCGGCGGCGTTGGGTGCGGAGAAGGGAATTCGGGGCTTCCCGGCCTTTCTTGTCAACTGGGGGAATGTAACCACCATGGAGGGTTACAAACCAAAGGCGGACATGGAGGCGTTTCTGAAAACGGCAAAGTCCGCGGCCGGTGGTGTGCGGATGGGCAACGCACGGGGTGGTGTGGTGACGGAGAGTGGGGCAAAGGCGGCGTTGAGTGGAGCATCCCCCGTTGTCGTCTTTTTGAGTGCCGACTGGTGCGGGTTCTGTAAGAAACTAATGCCCCTGTGGGAAGAGGCGGCGGCAAGCGGCAAGTTCACCCATGTCAACATGATGCGGATTGACGCGAAGGACGCCCCGACACTTGTGAAGGAGCAGGGGATCACCGGGTTCCCCGTCTTACTGAGCAACAAGGGTGAGCGTAAGTACATCGGGTATCGGCCGAAGGATAAGTTGGAGGAACTTCTTGCGGCCGTGGGCGCATCATGACTCGACCATCCAAACCCACCAATAGATTATTTTCGTGTCATTCGTTAAAAAAACTAACAATGTCGCGCTTTGAATTTTCGGTCGGAATTGACGTTGTGATGATGGTCATGTGTATTATGCTTGTGGTTAGTGCCGCAGTGAATGAAAGTATCTACGATACTGCCTCCGCATTCAAGATGACCGGGGACCCGGTGGTGGACCCGGTGGTGGACCCGGTGGTGGACCCGGCCGCACGTGCGCGCAAGGCGCGCAAGGCGCGCACGGATACCGCGGGGCATGCCACGTTGCGGAGAAGTGCCCTTGTCATCGGGTTGAATGTGGATGAGGCAAACGTTCTGAGCAATGTGGTGACCATCCTGGGCTCCGTGGCGCTCGGCATGTACGCCCTTTCCCTTGCCCAGAAGAAGGGCAAGGGTGGTACCGGCGGATCGTCCAACAAAGCACCCGGTATTGTGACCGCCGTGGTTGGCTTTTCGGTGGCCATCGCGTTGATCATTTCGGGTGTGGCGGCCGGTGGAATATTCAACGAGATTGAGACATTTAAGGAGGGTAAGATTAATTCGGCGAAGACGGCAAGGGATGTTTCATACGGATTTATTGCTTTGGGTGTCGTCATCCCCGCCCTCTACGCCGGGAAGTTTGTTTGGGACAAGAAGCCGACCTTTGGGGGATTCCGTCCGTTCGCACCCCGGCTCACGGGAGGTGGGGGATTGAACAACGCGGCCTCCGTCTTCTTTACGTACTAAGACCCTCACCCGCGTCGGCCTCCTCACTCTCGCTCTCACTTGAGGAGAGTATGACGCCCGTTGATGCCGCCGCGGCGTTGAAACGGTGGACGGGTCGACGCATGACTTTCCCCGCGGGCACCTCGCACCCGCACATAAGTGTGTGCCACCAGAGACGCACACTGCGACAAAAGAGATGCCCAAGGGTGCGACTGATGACCCACACCATTCGAATAAAAATAATAAAGGAATGGCCCCAATTCTCAATGGTCAGAAGCAGAAACATTGTGAACATCAGCATCCCCCACGCGTGAAGACCAAGCAGAACCACGGCCGCCGTCCAAAGAAAAAACGTGAGGCCCATCAGGGGGTAGGCCACCATAATATTTTATCACACCTCATTTTATTATTATTTCGAATCGAACGCAATGTTGACATCCCAGGAAAGCACGAAGCGACCGCTTGAGGGCGAAGCACCCCCGCAAAAGCGTTCACGGAAGACGTTTGATTGGTGTGTCAGCATCTCCACCCCGCAGACCTTCAAGACGCTTCTGGCAATTGTGCAACCGACGGTGGCTCATGTGTCCTTCCAGGTGTGTCGGGACGAGACCTTCACCGGACTGCGCATGGATGCAATGAATAGCTCCCGCGTGTGCATGGTGAAGACGGCGTACGAGTGTCGGGTCGACACCTCGACAACCCTCGCCAATGCAACTTTTTGTGTCGAGACCGACACCTTCATGACACTTATGCGTGATGTGCAGGCCTCGCATGTCGTCGAGCTCATTCGCTTCACCGACAGTGCGGACCTCACAATCAAAACATATGAACGCGCGGACAGCAACAACTGGTCGATTTCAACCATTCAAATGGTCGATGATGATGTCACCGACTTTAAGAAGCTTGACATGCAAACTCTTGAGTTCAACTACGTGGTGGAAATTGAGTTGGAGCGCTTGAAGGAGGTGTGTCGCATTATTCATGCGATCCGCGGAAATGTTATTGAACTGCGGGTGGAGGAGCCGGCGGTACAGGTTGGTGAGGAGCATCACCACTACTTTACGATTGCGGCGGAGAACGAGGGTGCGTCGACACGCAAGATTCACCACAGTAGTACGGTGCCCGAAACCACCGGACCGGACGCCATTCGGGTGGTGCGCGGCAACCAGGTGGGTGGGGACGAGGAGGAAAGGGATGACCTCGTGGAGCGCTTCAGCGGGACCTATCCGGCAATGTATCTCAATGGTGTGTTGAAGAGCATGGATCGGCAGACCGTCCAACTCTATCTAAGTCCGGGGTTGCCGCTTGTGCTTCACTACGGCCTGGGGAATGCTTCAAGTTACATTAAAATCATCCTTGCTCCCCGTCTTACCGAAGCATAATAAATTACTTTTTTAAATTTTATTTTTCTCTTACAAATGACGGTCGAGTGGGTTCAGGCGGTACCAAACGCGAAGGACAAAAAAAGAATTCAGGGAATGCTCGACGCAACAAATGGCGCCACCGTGGAAGGTGGTGGGGAAAGTGTAAAACCCACTTTTGAACTCCTCAACCATGCCGGACACACGCCAGTTCGGGGTGGCACACTACAAGATGCAGTTGCGCACTTTGTGGACGCGGTGCGGCGTGAAGCACCCCACCCACCCACCACCCGGCAACCCATGTCTTTCATACCAGGCTTGGTGGATATTGTGAAGAAGAATGTGGGATGCGCATGTGCTACCCCAACCTGCACCTCGAAAAACCTTTGCAAAAAGGCAAGTGTGGCGCGCGGGGAGAAGTTTCAGCGCGCGTACTTCGACCACGAGGCTCGCGGAAAGGAACCTCTCACCCTCACGGTACGGGCGACCAACGACACGACACCACACACCCACAGTTTCCGTGTGACCTTTCGCCCGACCGAAAATCCTTCCTTTGAAGAGGTTCGTCACGGTTTGATTGGTCGCATGAGGGTGTCCGCACTTTAACGTTCCCAGAAGGACCGTCGTTCCGCGGGCGCGGCCGCCATTTGCGACCCACCCCCCGTCCCCCGAAACCTGGTGCACCAGTTTGTTTTATCCTGACCGGTGAGGTAGCAGGTATCCCCCGGGTTGCAACACCGCACACCCTCGTCGCACACCATGCACCCTGGTTTGTTGCACACAAGCCCCTTGCCAAAGGGACACACGGTCACACCTTCGCGGGTCACCAGATCGGGGTCCACAACCCCACCAAAGTCAACCTCGCCGTCAAATATCTCAAGCCGTGATTTCCGGAACAAGCGTGGCATGTTGTTTTGAAAAACACCCCGCTTTTTTTGTGCTCGACAACCGGCTTCTCACTTTATTTTAGTTTCCAAATGAGTAAGGTGTGGTTGATGGACCGAAAGTCCCAGAAAAATACGCCGGTTGAGAGGGGGGGAAGTACACTTTCCCACCTTGATGTGAAATCATATGTGGAGGTACAGCGCAAAAAGATGCACCAAAGTCAGAACCCGACCCAGATGCGAAGTGTGGTGCGTGCCGCACGTGCCCATCTCACGACACTGACCGCGCGCCACCAGTTGCGGGAGAAGCACCAGGTGGAGGCCACATTACTTGCAGTGGAGGCCAAACTTGCAGATGTGGTCTCAGGGGTGTGTCATGAGGCCTTTGACGCCATGGTCTCACCCTACCTCATTCTTGTGCAACAAATGGAGGAGGCACGCACCAAAAAGGATAGTACCACCAAGTCGCGCCCGCGGTCGCGCGGCAGGAAGACGCTGCCCTCCGCACAAACCCTCAAACATCCCAAATGTTTTTCATCCCCCGCCGAAATGCACGTTTACGATGAAAACTCGCTGCGGGCGGAGCTCACCATGGTGCTCGAGAACGAGACCATTCCGGCCGTGTTTGTGGTTCAGGGTGATGTGTGTGAGACATGCAATGTCACCATGGTGGTCATGGCAACGGAGGCATTGCTCGGGTGTCCGCGATGCAGTCACACCCGACCATACCTTCAGGCCACCTCCTCACGAATCCCATACGGCGAGGAGGTGGAGTTCGTAAGTTTCAGTTACAAGCGACAGAATCACTTCCAGGAGTGGCTCAATGCCATTCAGGCCAAGGAAAACACCGAGGTTCCCGTCAGTGTGATTGATGATGTGATGGAGTACCTCTACCACAAGAACGGAATACGTTCCGTCGCCCAAATCACGCAGGCCAACCTGCGGTACGCGCTCAAACAAATGGGCATGCGGAAGCAGTACGATCACACCATGCAAATATATGTTAGCATCACCGGGAAACATCCGCCGCGCTTTAGTACCTTTCAGGAGGAACAGTTGCGGATCATGTTCGAGGCCATTCAGGGACCCTTCCAAAAACACTGCCCACCCGAACGAAAAAACTTCCTAAGTTACTCCTACTGCCTCTACAAGTTTTGTGAACTGGTGGGATACGACCACTTCCTTCAGTACTTTATGCTACTCAAGGGAGTCGAGAAACTTCGCAAACAAGACATCATCTTTAAAAAAATATGTACGGAGATGGACTGGCAGTTCATCCCAAGCTACAAGGAAAAAGAGGTACGCGTCGGGGCAACCGCCCCACCTGGCGCAACACTTGAAGGGATTATTAACAATAAGCGGGCGGCCGACTGTATCGAATAAACAACAACCACACCATTTTTTTACTTTAGGGATAGTCGACATGACAACAGACCTGGTGCGTCGTGGTGATGCATTGAAACTTTTGGGGAAACATGCCCCCGGGCGTGTCGCGTGGGACCTTGAGGCGGCCATCTTCCGCTACGTTACATCATCCTCCACGATCAACACCGACTTTGAAACCAAGGTGCGACAGATTGCATGGAACATTTCGGTGTCACCCAACTTGCTCGCAACCTACACACCATCCGCCCTCGTGCATCTTGACAACACGACGCTTGCGATTGGGACCGAGGTCGAGAGGTGGCACGAGGAACACAATGCCGACATGCGCCGTCAACATGTATTGCTCCACGAGGAGTACAAAGAAGATGGAGGGACACTCACATGCAATCGCTGTCATTCGCGTGATGTAGATGTACACCAAAAACAAACACGATCAGCAGATGAGGGCATGACTGTTTTTTGCGTTTGTAATAAGTGTGGGATGCGGTGGAAAATGTAATAAATTGTGTGGCTCAAAGAAATGAATCGTACCTTTGACAAACTGTTAAAAATCGAGTTGGACGCATGGAAACAAAATCTTCAAGGAACATATATTGAAAAATTGAAGGAATGTATAACTGTTTTACACGACGAACGCGAACTCGCGAAATCGTCCATAAGAATCAATGCACTTTACGTTAAGTTACGTGAAATGGAGTTGGCCTCATGGGAGGATGGGGTGTCGAGATATTACCTTAAAAGTTTTACAAAATGTATTGACGAGGGGGGCGCAGAAGAGGAAAAGAGAGAGGAAGTGGAGGGAGAAAAGGGAGAGGAAGTGGAGGGAGAGGAAGAAAAGAGAGAGGAAGTGGAGGGAGAGGAAGTGGAGGGAGAGGAAGTGGAGGGAGAGGAAGTGGAGGGAGAGGAAGTGGAGGGAGAGGAAGTGGAGGGAGAGGAAGAGGAAGAAATTCATGGATTTAGATGGCACCGTAACAGTTGTTATTTTGATGCTCTTATTGTCGCAATGTTTTCTACTACTTCGGCTTTTGACTCTATATTTAAAAACCGATCCGAACCTTTGGCAAACGTGCTCGGAACGGAGGTCTTAAAACTACGTGACAACAAAAGTAAGACGTGTTGTAAACTACGATCAAAATTTGATGGGAAGTGGGCCGATGGGTCTGTGCAAACGAGTTCGGACCTTTTAGTTGAAATACTTCACAGGTTGAAGATTAAAAGTTTGTTCGTTGTTAAGACCACTCACAACGACGACCCCCGTACAACGGAACTACAAGACGCTATATTCTTAATCCTACATATTCACGATTCAAACGCAGTAATGAGTTTATTTGAGAAAAAGAAACTTACCACTTCTACATCAGTTACAAGACTAATTATTGAAGAATCGCCAGTGTTTGTATGTGAAGTGACGCGTGCAATCACAATCAGCAAAATCGACAAAACTCTAAAATTAAACTATGGAATTCACTTAGATGATGGTAGCTTCGTTCTTAACATTGAATTGACCGAATACACACTTACGGGGATTGTATGTTATATACCTGGCCATTTCGTTGCTTTTGTGTGGTATGCTCTATACAACACTTGGGATTTTTATGACGACACTGTTAATGGAGGAAGATATATTCGAATAGAAAGTCCGGAAGACCATATTTATAAACCAAGTATTTACGGTGTACTATTTTTCTATGTGCGAACCGGAAGACAACATTTATAAACCAAGTATTTACGGTGTACTATTTTTCTATGCGCGAACCAGAAGACATGCTTTTTTTCGAAACTAATCTGTGGACCAACGAAATCGCGGTCTGAATCACGCGTGTGGATGGCGCGAGAACTTCGAAATAAAATATTAATGTAACTTAAATAAAATGGTAAAGGAGAAGTGTAGACAAAACAAAACGGAGTGTGAACATATCGATCGGTGTGTATGGACGAATAAGGGATGTCGTGTTGACCGCACAAACCAAGGCGAAAGTACTGCCGCAGCCCGAAGCCCGCGCCGTACAGCCCGAAGCCCGCACCGTAATGCCGCAGCCCGAAGCCCGCACCGTCATGCCGCGCAAGTCGAAATCTCACGGGAACTTCACATACCGTGGAATGAGCTCAGAGTTTTCCGTAAAAACAAACAACAAAATACTGAAATTGTACAATTGTACAATAGTTTGGTAAAATATGAAACTCTTGCTTGGCAAAACGGTAATATTGGTGCTTTTTCAAACATAATGGATGAATGTTTGAATGAAAAACTACTTCGTCGAAAAAGAATTTACGATGACGAAGATTCTGAAGCGTAAGTGTCGCGTTGACGCCGACGACCCAAAAGTAATAAATCTGTGACTTCATAAAAATGGAGGCAAAACGGGCAAAGTGTAGTCTAAAGCTGGGCGACTGTGAAACAAAGAATCCCGGACAATGTGTTTGGCTAATAGGCAGTGGATGTCGTAATGCACATGGTCTTGCGGTACGGAGGCACAAAAACGCGCAACCGGGTAACTCCTCTGCTCGCTCACGAAAAGCGCCACGAAAAGCGCCACGCCGGCATGTTGGAACGGGTAACTCCTCTGGTCGCTTTAAAAAAGCGCCACGCGGGCATGTTGGAACGGGTAACACCGTTGTTCGCGCTCGACGAGCGGAGCACGGAACTCGGGAGGAAAAGTCAAGGGTAATTAAAATGTACTTACAAATTTTTGCTAAAGAGAAGTCGGCATGGCAGTCTGACAGTCAGAATATCGTACCCTTTTTAGTATTTTTAAAGAAACTTGTACACTGTGCAAGAAGTAGCGTAACTATGACAGGTGAGTTATTGAACTTCCACGAAAACAACGTTCCACTCGGCGAAGCAATAGAAACACAATATAACAGATTACATCAACTCGAGAAAAAAATGAGATCCGCCCCGTATGAGGAATATTTGGAAAAACTAATTAGGTGTGTTGAAAAAGCGATAAATAAAAAGAAAAGAGAAACTGCAGAGTTAGATGCGCACCCGTTTGATACAAACGGAGTAGAGCATAATGTGTCAAACGACGGAAAAGGTGAGCCATCAAAAGCAAATCCAACACGAGGTACGTGGCCGAATACTTATACGCCGTCGGGATCCGAATCCGAGGAGGTTGTGGAGGAGGGCTATTGGAATGGACAAGAAGAAACACCGAAAGCAAGAAAGACGCCGGGTTCGGTGAGGCGGGTGGTGGATGTCGGGGTAGAGGAGGCAGCACGAAAAGAACAAGAAAGGTTGAGCCGGGAAAGAAATGAGCAAAGGGTGAGGGCGGCGAATGAGGCTTTGGATGCGGATATAGTGGCGACGTTGGGGGAGGATTGGGACAAGTGGGACTACTAACCGCAGTCGGTGAATCGACCGTAGATAACAGATAATGTGTGCGGCTCGGCGCCCGCAAACCTTTTCCCGCGTTCACCCCAAACATGGCAGCGGCTTTGACTGAGACGCAGCGGTGGGTGGAATCCATGGCCGCCGTGGACATGGGTTTGACTCTTGGCGACTGGAATGTGTGTATCAACATGCAGAAGACTTTGTTGGCATCCGAGCCGCTGATGCCCGCCGACTTGGCCGGTGCATGGTGCAACATTTACGGCAATATTCCCCCGCTTGTTGATGAACTTGTCAACGTGCGGCGGTGTGATGATGTGGGCGCGCTTGCCCTCGTGATGGCCCGGGTGCACTACACTTTTCTTAAGCTTCCATCTCACCGCGCGCAGGTACGGGAGGCGGCCACCGCCCGTCTCACGCACGCCCTCCACCGAGTCCATCGGCAGAAAGGGTACATTCGTACCCATGCCAAAATCATGGCAATGACCTCCTGTAGTCATGAGGAAGCAGCAGCACACGCGTACTTTTTACACAGTCCGGCGTCACTTGCGGGAGGTGAGAGCGCGGTGCCGGATTTGGAGGTCTGTGCGCACCCACCCGCGACGGCCGACCATCTCAACCTCCCCTTGGCCTACCTGGGGGTTGACATGGACGGCAAACTGGTGTTACTCGACGCCTCCCGCGGCGCATCGGTGGTGGAGGTGTGCAGTCGGGTGCCCCACAACTGGATGGTGCGCATCTCCGCCCACACCAACGAGTTCCTTGCCGGCGACGCCACATGCTGTCTCCACCTGACTCTCAACGAGCCACTCACAATGGTGCTTGAGAAACCGGTGGCACTGCCGCGCTACCCGCCGGCACGTGCACATGAGGTGGACAACTCCTGGGTGGTGTGGTTTGATGCAAATAAGAGAGCACGGGCGCTCGCCTGGGACGCGCAAGCGCAGCGTGCCACACTCTGCAGTGCGGCGGATGCCGAGTTGCACGCGGTGACGGGTGAGGCGGTGTACAGTCGGGGCAACGAGGTGTGGCGTGGCACAACCTGCATTGCCCGCTTGCCCTCCACGGAGTCCATCACTGCGATTAACGGCACACCCACCGCCTTTGATGCATTTACGCAGGGTGGGGATTGGTGGCGGGTGGATGTGCGCGCACGCAAGGCATGGGTGGTGGGTGTACCGGCCGCGAATATTGTGTGTACAATTGCCGCACTTGTCGGGTGGAGTTGAGTTTAAAATAAAATAAAAAATATTTATTGTGTCTTACACATGGGGCACGCGCGCTTGCGCTGCCACCATGTTTCAATACACGGCGTGTGAAATACATGACTGTCGTGACACGAGAGCGTCGCAACTCGCTCACCTTCCTTAAACTCAACCAAACACACCGCACACGTGTCGCACAGTGCCAAGCGTGCAGGTGTTTCGGTGAGGGTGATGGATGATGTGTGTGGTGACGGAGGGGAAGGGTCGTCGCCGTCGGGGCGTAAGTAGAGCGGAATGTAGATGCTTCCGACCGCAACAAACCTGGCGTCCCGCATCCATGCCGGAAGAATCCGCGACATAACGGAATCGTCATCCGTGCTCTCGTCGTCCTCCATTATGTGGTCTTCGTCGGAAAAGACCTCCTCCTCCGCACTACTCTCACCCGCGCCGTTGAGGCACATCTGACAACAGTTTTGTGCAACTGCGCGTGCTTCGGCATGGTCAAGACAGACGGCATCTCCACACACCACACATGTAACATTAAAGGAGTAGCGTCCGTGGTTTCCTGGGTTACGACACCCCCGACAGAACTCACCCCTGGTAATTTTACACGGACAGTTCCTACAGATGCTCATAAATATGATGATGTAAATTTATTGAAATCAAAAAAAGTGAGCCTCACGGCCCCCGCACACCACGCTTCGGTTTGGCCGATATCCTTTTCTTCTTGGCGGTCTTGGGGGCCATCGCACCACCAAAACTTACCTCCGTCGCATGAACCCGGGCGGAGTCCGCAACCCGGGCGGTGCATTGTGCTTTAAACTCGGCGGCGACCTGCATGGCCGACATGTTGTCAACTTCACCACACGTTTTGTCACGGAAGGTCCCATTCGGCAGGTTCTCACCACGGCCGCTGTGACACACCCGCTTCACACCCCCCCCGATCTCCGTTATCTTATTCTCGATGTCGCGCTTCATGCGCGTGGCGGCGTTTTTCGCTCCTAAATTCATGCATAATGTGGCGGAGCGTGCAAGCGTTACTTCATCAGAAGACGCCGGAACAGGCGTCGACTTGTCTTCCCCAAACATGGCCTCAATCAACCATGTGGAGAGCTCAATGGGTGGTGCGATGAAGCTTCGACAGGAGACACCGTCGGTTATCTTGGGGGAGAAACAGCGCTGGCGCACCCCGTCGCGCTCGACCGTGAAGTAGATCGTGCTGCTCCCGTGGGCCCGGTTGACGTTTGTGCAGTAGGAGGATCCTGGACCCGTGACGTTAACGGTGTAGCGTCCTTGTTCACGTTGGCAAAACAGGTGGGTGAGTCGGACACCCGCCCACTGGGTGCATTGAATATGGGAGGTGAGGAAGGTTGCTAACTCGGTGAAGATGCGGGAGGTAGCGTCAAACATGGTACTGCCCGGCAAGCCGGCCGCCTCCTGCCGTGTGTCCACGGTGCCGGTGCCCGGCTTGCCCTTTGCTTTTTTACGTGCCTTCTTCACTGCATCATCGGTGACCGCATGGGCGGGTAGAAGGAACCCGGAGGAGTGTTCCTGGCGGGAACTCCTGGTCGAGGTGAAGCGCACACCGAGGAAGAGATCACCGGTCCACGTCGTAAGTCGGTCACGGTCGGGCTCGCCGAGGGGGTCAAGGACCATGGTCAGCATGTACGCCCGGTTCTCCACCAAAACGCCCCGGCCGGCGCAGGGCTCACACTTGTCGCGGCCGGCGGCGTTGTTGCACTTTTTACAGCGGGATGCCTTGTCGCTGCCCATCATACGCAGACCATTGCTTGTGAGCACCGTCCGGTCCACAACATCAGCATAGGTGTTGGCGGTGGCGGGGCGGGCGGGCCACGTTCGCGTGAGCATGTCAACCACAGTGGCACGGAGTTGCAATGACTGGACTTGCGTCACATACATCCAGGGCCAGAGCATGTGACACCCGGACTTGACACGTGCACCATCATCCCCCGACTCCGCCCCAAGGGGTGTGACCACGATGGGTTTGGGCGTGGCCGTCAGGATTGCACACCTCCACATGACGGCATCTTCGGGCACCAGGGGGAAAAACGTGCGAAACACGCGCACAAACCCCCGGGACATGGTCATGAGGAAGTGGAGCGAAACGGGGTCCACCTCCGTGAAGTCGAGGTCAAAGTGCATGCGAAAGATGGGCGTGCGGCGTTCCGCAAAGAAGAGACTGTGAGTGTCAAGCGCCAGTTCGGCGGCGTAGACACGCAACCATGACTCGTGCATCTCGTCAGGGATGCTGAGCCGACTGTAGGGTCCACCCGCAAGCGACATGTGGGTCTCAACTTTCTCCCGCGAACCGGGCGGAATGGTGTACTTACTTAACCAGGCCGCGCAACCACTGCTCAGGGTGGCATGACTTGTGCCGGGCACACTCACCTCACTCATTTTTAAGGAAATTTAAAAAATGTTTCAAGAATTTTATTCAAATTTTTCATCCCCCGCCACCCGAAGCAAATCAAGAATGTGACTTGTGTTCCACCGCATGTCGCGAGTGTTGCACACCTGGTCAAGATGAACCGTGTTGACATCACCCATCACCTGCAGTGGACTGCCGCCCTGCTGCGGACTGGCACCAACCACAAACACGGTTTCCCCCGCCAACTTATTTCCGTCAATCCACGCCATGCCGCGTAATCCATGCTTGTGGAGGTAATCACGGCTGCCCGACTCACGCTTGGCCTGTGCCTCGGACCGAAAGGGTGGGCACTCAATGTTCTCACCATAGATGAGCACGATACGGTATCCTTTCTCACTCATCTCCTCACACTTGCGCTCCTCCTCGAGGTGGGGCAACTGTGGTTTAAGCTCAACGTAGAGTTGCTGGCGGGGGAGGAAGAAGTCCGGGAGGTAGTTGCCACCATCGGGGCGGCGAAACGACATGTTTTCGTAGTTGAAGGGGATGCCCATCACAGTAAGGGCGACCGCAAAACGCGCCTCCTTCCGACTGCGGTATGTGATACCACAATACAATGTCGGCAGTCCGAACACTCCCGGGTTGCCCCGGCGCGCGGGCGTGACGCGGGCACGCTTGGTGGGGGGGGCTTTTTCACCAAAACTTACCTCCGCCGTATGAACAAGGGCGGAGTCTGCAACCCGGGCGGCGCATTGTGCTTTAAACTCGGCGGCGACCTGCATGGCCGTCTTTTCAACTTCACCATTCGTTTTGGCGGCGGGTTTCGCTCCTAGATCCTTGCATAATGTGGCGGAGCGTGCAAGCGTTGCTTCACCCCGCGTTTTGGCGGCGGTGGCCGCAACCTCGGCACATTGTGCTTTAAACTCGGCATCGGCATGGTGGACGGTGGTGCGCGCCCGCACACTACCAAGGTTGAGCCCGTTTGGTTTTGCAAAATAAGGTGAGGCACCACCACCAACAAGTGATTTCGAGATTACGGTGCGCTTATCAAGGAGGTTCTTCTCTATGATGCGCGCACGCACACTGCCAAGGTTGAGCCTGTTTGTTTTTACTGATGCGCAACCAACAAGTGCTTTCGAGATTGCATTGCGCTCAACAAGTTTCATCTTCTGTTTAGGGGCCGCATCATTATCGGGGAAACTGGTGGTGCCACACGCGTCGCTTAACACCCGCGGGGTGCGATGTAACTCAAAATAATTTGAGCTCGCACAATATTGCATGAAGAAGTAGCCGCGCCGGTATCTGATTCTGCGAGAGGTGTCCCATGCGTACACGGGGAAGGGGGCGTGTCGAACAGAATGTACCGTCAGTTTTTCGTACTCGGGTGTGTCTACCGGAATAATTATTCGGTTCTCCTCTTCCACCACGCCCGACTGCGGCCGGTTGATCTTTAACGACACCACCTGCTTTGTCTTCGAATCCATCATCACGCCGGTGTTACATGGATAAAAGTCACAAAAGTTCATCGCCATCGAAACATCGGAAGCATAGGGTGCGGTGGTCTGCGCCATCGAAACATCGGAAGCATAGGGTGCGGTGGTCTGCGCCATCGACAACTTTATGTTTCTGGAGAAGTTCAATAAAGACTGGCGCTTTTGAACGTACATGTGATTGTTATGAGCGAAGGTCGGTCACCCCAATGCGCCGCTTGTTGAGGTCAAACTCCCAGTAGAACCCGGACATCATGACGGCACCCATGAGGAGCACACCACCATCACGATCCGGGAAGATTAAACTGTAGTCGTCAAGCGTCCGACCGGGCCACGCCTCAACAATACCCTGCGATGGGTAATCCGGGTCGCGCAGTTGAGACGGGGTGTAGTTAAGGGTGAGCGGGGCGAGCATCGCGCCCAACTTCAGTTGAAGCACACTGCCGTTCTCATTATACCCGGCGGCGTCCAGAGCCTCACCCAACAGGGTGCTTCCAAATGTGCTCGTCGTGCCGGTATCAATCACACAGTACCGGGGGATGTTGCGTAATTTCTTCAACGCGGTGAGGGAGGGCCCCACCGCAATGCTAACGACACTCACAACATAGAAGGAGGTGAGGAAGTTGGTGAAAGAGGGTGGTTTCATCATGGGGATGTAGTGGGGGGTTGGGAAGCACGGCAGAGCACCCAGGGCAAGCCACCCCCCGGTCTCGCGCAGAACAATGCTCCAGATCTTCGACTCCGTCATCATGTCGTCCAACACCACCCGGGCACCATGCTCACGATTTCCGTTGCCGGGGCGCGCAAGTCCAACCATGTTGGACGAACTTGTGCCCTCAATGTGAGACACCCGATGCACCACCAAATCTCCGACATGTAAACGGGACGCGTCCGATGCACCCGACCCCAAAATCTCCACAAGCACACCGGGCGAGGGTGCATTTGCAAGGTGGGCACAGGTCAGCGCCGCGGAGGCCACCGGCACCGCGACACGATCCATGTAATGCTCGACCGTATCGGTCTGACTGCCGTAAGTCATCGTGGTGGACAAACCCGCACCGCGTTCACCGGGCGCAAGTCGAGGCCCGGTTGGTTGGTAGTAGTGCTCCGTGCATTCCGTGCGCGCCGTCCCATCTGCGCCAAACCCACACGGACACGCCGTGACCGCACACCCGAGCGGCGTGCAACTGCGCCACTCGCACCCCACCCCCTTCACACTCAACTTGGAGCTTCCGGTGTCCAACACCAACTCAACCACCCCCGCACCGACAACCAGCACCACCATGTACGCCCCCTCTGAATTATCCCACCACATGGGTGCAATTTTGGGCAGAGGTGAGATCGCCAACCGGGAGCCGGGCCGCGCATGGGGAAGTGGCGGTGCCCGGTGGGTCGCACTTTTCCCAACAACGCTCGTGTACGCAAGGGTCGAAAGAAGTAAAAGCAACACTAAAAACCAATCAAGCGACTCTGTCATTTTTTAATTGAAATGGAATTTGTTAGTAAGCGCAAGGTCCCGGCCCAGATGGTGGAAACATCATCAAAAAAAATAGAATTATCGGAGTTTGAGTTTGAGATACCGGTCGAGGTACTTGCACTTCTTGCACAAAAAGAAGCCGTGGCGGAGGTGGCGCTCGTCAACCTGAGCACCATTCCCGCGGAGGACCGGCACCGGTGCCTTACGGAGCTTGAGACGCGACGACTCCTACCATCGCAAATACGCGCTCAGGTTCACGAGAGCGCCGCTCGAAAAAACACGACGCGCCAGATGACAAGTATTGTCTTTTTTTTGTTTGATCACCAGAGTGCGGTGCTTTTGGGAGAGAAACTCCCGGCACTACACTCCCCATTTTGTCGGGTTCCTTTCTCAAACGTTAACTAATAAAAATACAAAATTTTCCCTTTATTCAAATCAAATACAAACTTTTCCCTTTATTAAGATCATTCGGACACACGCGCACGCTTTGCCGCTCTACGGGCGCCGCGCGCGAGCGCAACGTCCAGGAGGTCAGTAAGATCCATATCCTCATCTTCATTATCACTCAAACTCGCCCGCTTTGACTTACCCGCATTTTCATCCTCATCACCACTCGATTCACTACCACTCGATTCACTACCACTCTCACCACTACCACTATCGCCTTCGCCCGCCTTCTCCTTCTCCTTCTCCTTCTCCTTCTCCTTCTCCTTCTCCTTCTCCTTCTCCTTCTCCTTCTCCTCATGCTGGGTCATGAACGAGGCGCCCTTGCCCTTGCCCTTGCCCCGATGTTCGACCGGATCCCAGCACGGGTGGGGGTTCACAGTTACGGTCGGGAAGAGGTCGATGCCGCAAAAGTGAGACGTTCCCGACACCGGCACGTCAATGTTCCTCGCCTCGGCCACAACGCGCACATACGCCCGCACCGCCGTGGTGTTGAGAATGTCACGCCACACCGGATTGTTCCACGCAATCTTTGCCCTCAGGTCGAATTTAGCGAAAGAACTGGCGTCCTTCTTCATGCGAGCGGGCATCTCAATCGTGTTCACATGCCCGTCGTCACCATCCCAAAGATGATCCGTTGACCACTTAGAATCATCATCCACCGGGTGACGCGCGTCCATATCCATGCACAGAGTCACAAAACGCGAGGCTTTCAACATGGCCCACGCCTCACTTCCACCACGTTGCTTTGCCGTGGGTCCCTCGATTGGCAAGACCGCGTTGCCCTTGTCCACCGCCTCGCGAGTTGCCTGTCCCTCCACATCCGTGAACGCCTTCGCAAAGTCTTTCATCGAGCACCCCTTGACTCCATGTGATTTAAAGATCTTGTTGAACGAAAACCGGAGAAGGTGGAGAGAAATCACGACGTAGCACGTCGACCCGCACATGATGGGGAACGCACTCACTAAACCGGTGCGCGTGTCCATGCCGGCGGTCATCAGGAAACGAAGAGCGTAGCGCAGCGAGGGGGAGGCGCCCACCGAGTTGGCCGAGACGGTGGTCGCACTCTCCACCACCGCGGTTGAAGTCTCAAGAGCACTGAGGCGAAGTTTCAACGCCAACGCCTCCGCATCACGTTTCTTTGCCTCCGTCTCAACCACATCGCGCAGGGCCGTTGCCTCGGTGCGCATATCCATTTGGCCGGCGGAAAGCTGGGTCAACACGGAGCTCATCTGAAGAGCCATTGCTTGGATCTGCGCCACATTGGAACCCATTTGAACCACACTGGAACCCATTTGAAGAGCCATCGCTTGCATCTGCTCCATGTTGGCCATCTGCCGCGAAAACGATGCTTCCCCACCATAATCCACGGTTGAAGAGGACCCACTCGCACAAAGGATCGAGTCCGTGGTGGCCGCCGACTGATCACGCGATGATGTAATGTCACCCCCCACACCAATGATCGAGTCCACCGCATCGTCATAAAAACCCAAAGCGTCGGCGTTCATGGTGGTCAAGAAGAAAGTGAAGTTGTGACACGCGTGATACACCAAATGATGGGATTGGTCATGTCAAAGATACCACGATGCGATTGGTCATGTCAAAAATGGGATTGGTTGGTAGGCCGATGGAGCAATGTGATTGGATGGTCCGAAGTGATGGCCGATGGAGCAATGTGATTGGGTGATTGGCAAATTGCCGATGGGGCAATGTGATTGGTTGGGTTGTTCAGTTATTGTAATTTGTGACCAAACCCGAGGCCGATGGTTCACTTTTTTGATTTGCGACCAAACCCGCGGCCGATGGTTGATGGTCGTAAAGCGGAAGTAGCATGAGGCGAGGATGCGCGGCCTGCCCGGGGTCCACCATGAGGGTATTATTCAGAAAAACGGCACGGAAGGCCTCACCCATTTGGGTGGCCGCCTCGCGACGATTCATGCGGGCGTGACCCGTACACACGCCCGGCATCACAACACGCCAAATGTGCATGCCGGCACGATTTGCCGAAATTACCATCGACAGTGCAGCATGCGTGGCATGGAAGGCGTTGCGGGTACCGCGGTAGTTGGCGCGACCACCAACACTCATACACGGCGCAGTGATACACCATCGATTGTTGAGATGGGTGAGAACTGCACTGAAGAGAGGCAGGTGGCGAGTTCCATCGCTCGTCGCAGTTCCCCAGGTCTCGGTTATGGCATTCACGTCCTTCTCAACGCCCGGTAGGAGGGTGGCGATGACACGATCCAGTTCACCATTCATGGTGCCCACACAATTGCCCGGGTTGACGAAACATACACCCTCCTCGTCCCAATCCTTCACTGACCCATGGTGAAACGACACGCGCACACGAGACTCCGGGAACTGGGACACAAAGGTGCCCAAAGTGCGCTGCAGTGCATCCAACACCGATTTGCGGGTTTCGGTGATGACAATGTGGACGGCCATTTATTGCACCGACCACAACATTTACGCCACCACGGGACGCACAAAACTTACGGCGACTCGTCATCGTCGCGTATTACTTTCCGCTCTATTTTGAAGAGAACGACCTGAAGGCTCACAACTACACCCGTCACAATGATGGCACTTATCAACCGCGCAAGCGGCAGCGGGTACTTATTCCCCGACCTCTTCTGCACTGCTTCAACACTGTCGTTGAGAAAGGCGGCCCAACTGAGTGACACCAAAAACGCAAGGGTGGCGCCTGCAAGAGAAATCACCAACAGGTTAACATTCAGTGGCTCCGTGTTGTCCAGCATCTGACCCGGGATGTTCGATAAAAATCGTTTCTTTTCACGGTCCATCACCATTTCTTTACCATGCTCATACAAAAAGAGGGGATGTGCCGCGGTGGTGAATGTCACGCGCGTTTCAAGATTCGTCGGAGGTTGTCGTCACACACTAACAAAATTCATTGTTTTGAAATGTTGAACACCACCCAACGCCCACCCAGCAGTCACGACATGCTTGGCCGATACACGTGCGGTCAGTGTCATCTTACTCTCACTCTCAAACCCCGGGACATTGTCAGGTGCCCACGGTGCGAGGGCCGGATCTTACACAAGCGTCAAAGCGCGACTGTGCGGATTTACAGTGCGCGTTGAACCACCCACCCCAAATTTTAAACAAATAAATTTATTCAAAGTTATAGGTTGCCCGTGCAACCCCCGAGGTGGGAGTAGGGGGAGTAGGGGGATTGATAATTGATGGCGAATATGCCAACTCGGCGACAGTGCCCGTTATCTCTCTGAAAACTTTTGATGACATATTAACTGTTTGTTCTTAGAATAGGTTTGGTAGACTGCTTCCACAACCCCCTAAAATTTAAAAACAAATAAATTTATTCAAAACTTATAAACCCATTCAAGCGTAAACACATAATTACCCGCCGTGTGGGGGGCCCCGACTACTCTGAGATAGATATGTGTGACTACGTCAGTCTGTTTCCAAAGGTCTGTTTGTGTGGTCATGCGTGTACCACCAGTCACTCGCCACGAAGAAATACTATCATATAGCAGACTCTTGTAAGGAGAATTAATGCCCAGACCCATAGCGGTAGGTCCAACACTGGGCGTGATGATGGTGACAAAAGCTTGGGTGACGAAAGCACCGCTCGGAATGGTAGAATCGAGGAGTAAGGGGTTGTCACCCACGATCGTGGCTCCATCGACATCAAAGTTATAGGTTGCCCGTGCAAACCCCGAGGTTGGAGTAGGGGGATTGATAATTGATGGCGAATATGTCAACTCTGCGATAGTGCCCGTTATCTCTCTGAAAACTTTCGATGACATATTAACTGTTTGGTTGTAGAATAGGTTTTGGGTAAACTGCTTCCACAATCACCCCAAATTTTAAAAACAAATAAATTTATTGAAACCAAACCCCACCCAAGCACCCTATCTACTTGCGCAACTTCTTCACTGTAAACGACACCGTCATCATGTTACCCACACCGATGGCGGAGCCCTTGCCCCCGGCATTGTGAAAGAGACGGGGCTTCGAATCCAGGACGTAGCCCGCCGCCTTGGCCCACCGACGAATACTTGTCATATGCAACGTCATGTCCTCCCGTGCACGAACCGACTGGATGCCCGGACGGCCGCGAATGTTCACCGTGTAGGCCAGATATGCGACCGGGGCCAAGAGCTCCTGAACAAACAAAGACCGCATCGCGTGCCGCACACAGTGGCCCTTCGACACGTTGCCATCCCAGTTGCCCATGGCATCCACCCACACGTAACTGAATGCAGGAAGATTGTCATACTCCAGAAACTTCTCAAGAGTTGAGTGGGGAGAGTAGACGCCCGTTGCCGAGGTGATTTCGCGACATACGCCCCAGTCGCAGTTCGGCGCAAACAAAGCATCCGTCGTGTAGGCGGTGTACTTCATCATGACGCTTGAAGTGATTGCCGCGGGACCATCGAGAAAGAGTGCCGCGGTCGACACCCCGCGAGCCTCACACCGCAGACGCGCCTCCTCCGCACCCGCCGCCAAAATCTTATTCACCTCCCATTTCCACGCATCGTTCCACTTTGTGTAGTCAGGGTAGCCCTTCGACTGCAACTTGGACACCCGCAGGAAATTCCGAAGAACCGCGGGAAGGGTGAAGGGCAGAGTGATCACTTCACTTGACTCATCGTACGTCGCCGCAGGAATCGGGTGGACCGTGGCGCGATCCACAAGAGAACTTTCGCCATTCGTACCCGGCGCCGCCCCGGGTACGGTGTAGTTTGTTGTGAACCGACTACCGGCAGTCCCAAGAGGTCGCGTCCACATTAGTTCCACCTCCGAGTTGGACCCGTTGGTGTGGACCATCGCCTCACCGTGATCGCTGCCAACCACGCAGACATAAAGCTTTCCATCCCAAAGGCACATCAAAACATCGTTCTCCTTGAGCGGCGTCATGCAACCCTTCGTGAACGAAAGATCGCACAGAGTGTGCGTCAGGTCAACCGTTGAAGTCATTGAGAGATTCATGCTTGGATAAGAAAAAGAATAATGAGAAAATCAAAAAAAATAATGAGGTGTGATCTGATTGGTCCGAATGGTTTGACTGGACGTGGGCCCTCGACCGCAATGATTGGACGGCAAAACGATTTGATTGGTCGAACCTCTGTTTTGAGTGGACGTGGACACTCTGCCGCCTGATTGGACGGCAAGACGAATTGATTGGATGGTGTGAATGTGGCGAAAGATCTCATTTTTCAAAATAATGAACCGACCGACAACACGGAAGGCCACACAGGAAGCCGCCCGCAAGAGAGCGCGGGAGGAACTGGAAGAAGATGTCATTTGCCCCATTGGGTTGGAAATCATGGAAAGCGAGGTAACCTACCCGTGCGGACACTCCGTGTGTGAAGACTGTTGGAGGAAACAAACCAAATGTCCGCAGTGTCGCGCCGAGACGGACGCGAACTGGACACCGGAACCTAACCTGAGCCTTCGAGGGAAGATTGAGGAAGTTCATCGCACGGCCGACTGCGGGAGCGGACCCTTTCATCTCGGCGAACTCCTCAATCACCGTAAGGTTTGCATCGAATGTAAGGATGTTCAGTTGGCCCAAAAAAATAAAGAGATCGACGCTTATGTCCGCCACATGGAGAAGATGGAGAGGCGGGCGGACCACCAAACCGAGATCGTTCATGTCTACGAGAGTTACTTTGAGGTCACACCTCCGTCGTCGCCAGACGGGAGGGACAACATGGAGGAGGTTAACGAGGTTTATGAACCTTCATTTGAAGCGCGAATCCGCACCGCGGCGGCGCGCACCGCGGCGGCGCGACGCGGTGATGAATCACCACCGCCTTTGAGTATTTAGTTGGATTGTAAAATAAAATTTATTTCAAAAAATTACAAAAGGGATTCGTTACGAACTCGACGATGAAATTTTGGGAATCCCCACTTTACTTCAGATGTTAAACCCTTGAAGAATACCCACATGAGTACCGCAACCGCAATTATTAGAATAATCAGCGACATTCCCGTCTCACTCGAGGTGAGACCGTCCCTGGTGCCATTCGAAAACAATTCACTCATCCGATTTTATTCAATTGTGACGGACACTGTAGTCTCTGGACTGGTACTTCCATCAAAAAGCGCGTAGTATATCTTGTAAACATACGCCCCATGCGACGGTGTGTCGTGCAAAATCGGATCTTCACTGGAAATTTGAAAAACCACAAGGGTTGTTGCGGGGACACTGTGCCGGACAGCAGTGTAGGAGACAATAGGGAAAGGGGGTGGGATAATAGGAATGCTAATGGCATTTAGTGAAAGAATTGGTGGAGATGTGGCGGGGGCAAGAACGGCGCGACTTAAAACATCACCATTTTCAAGATAGATCACGCGAGGCATCAAGAAACACCCCACCGCGGGGTAGGGGAGATCAACCACGCCAACCGCACCACTACGTGACGTTACAATCTCTACTTCCGATCCGCTAACATCGTGAACACCAACTTCTAAATCCGTGTCTGGTGCAGTGAACCACATGGCGGATGGGTGACCGTGCCTTTCTGCGACAACACCCGCACCAAAGATAACAGTGGATGCAACCGACTGTCCAAATATGAAGTCACTACTAGTGTTTAAGTACCATGTGCCCGTCATCAGGTTAGGATCGATACATGGTTGGTTGGTGGTCGGTGACGACCGCCGCCGGACGACGACAACCACCACCACCACAACAATAACGACCAGGGTGGACGCAAGACTAAGACCAATTATTAACCCTTTTGAACGCATTGTTTAAACATTGAATGGGTTTATTTTCTTGTGTGCACATTTAAAAAATACACGACACACAATCAACGATATCGCGTGCGTATTCTACGTCGCCGCAAATGGCGGGCACCCCCTCAACGGTGTTGTAGTACATGTACATTATCTCCATTGGTTTACTCGGTTGAAATGTGTTCAAAATATCAACAAGTGTGGCAACACGATCCGCCCATGGGGTGCGCACGCGGTCACCATCAATACTGTACGCGTCGGGGTTGAAACGCACCCACAAAATGTTGGCATCCGTGCCGGCAAGGCGGATCGCAAGGGCAGTGTCGTTCATTCGGCGCACATCACACGCGATACCGTACCCGTCGTGTTGGGTCTCGTCAATCTCCAACAACACCCGCAGATCCCGCCCGGGGAATTCGAACACGGCATCAATACGCGATGACGACTTGTTTGTGTCGAAACAGTTGTATGAGATCGTGACTTCACGTTCGAAGCAGAATCCCCTCGTGGTAAGGTAATCAAACACCCGCGTCTCTTTTTTCTTCATGATTTGGTTGAAATGCCCGATGTGTTGGGTGCGGATATGACTTAACAGGTGGGAACTCTGAATGGTGGCGTATTCACATTCCGTGCATTTGTGTGGTTTGGCCCCGGTGTGGGTGTGTTTATGCTTCACGAGATCACCAGACCCTGAACATGTGTATTCACATCCGTCGAAGTCGCACGCGAACGGACGCTCCCCGGTGTGTGTGCGTTTATGCACCTTGAGATGCTCGGGCCTTGAACATGTGTGGTCACATCCGTCGAAGTCGCACGCGAACGGACGCTCCCCGGTGTGTGTGTGCGTGTGCCTTTTAAGTGCAGACTTACTTCCAAATGACTTCCCGCACTCGAGGTAATCACAGGAGTGGGGTGGCATTGTGCAAAGTGTTTGTTTATTATGATGACAACTTTAGGTGGTGTATTTGAACGAATAAAACGCACCTTCAGGACGGTGTCTCATATTCCAAAATGAACTCCAACATCGAGGCAGTCAACCCCAGAAAATGTCCACATGGGCGTGAACGAGTTTATTGCAAACCCTGCGGCGGTGCCGGCATCTGTGAACACGATAAACGTCGCGCACGATGCCGACCGTGTCAGGGGAGTGCTTTCTGCCAGCACGATAAACGCCGCACAACCTGCCGCCAGTGTAAGGGGAGTGCGATTTGCGAGCACGATAAACACCGCGCATACTGCCGCCAGTGTAAGGGGAGTGCGATTTGCGAGCACGATAAGCGCCGCACACGATGCCGGCAGTGTAAGGGGAGCACGATTTGCGAGCACGATAAACTCCGCACACAATGCCGGCAGTGTAAGGGGAGCACGATTTGTGAGCACGATAAACAGCGGCCACAATGCCGTCAGTGTAACGGGAGTGCGTTCTGTGAGCACGATAAATACCGCACATCATGCCGTCAGTGTAAGGGGAGTGCGTTCTGCAAGCATGATAAACTCCGCACACGATGCCGCGAGTGTAACGGGAGTGCGTTCTGCGAGCACGATAAACGCCGCGACGGGTGTTACATCTGTACACCCTCGTGTGCGTGTCAAAACTGTTTCCATGTTGTGGTCGCGACTTCATCTAGATACCATCCACACTGTAAGGCATGCTACTGTCAACTTAATCCTGACGCCAACATTCCAAACCGCACGCGTACAAAGGAGATGACTGTTCGAACCGCGTTGAAGGAACACTTTCCCAATGCGGCGTGGGTATTTGACAATTCAATTGCAGGTGGATGCAGCGCACGCCGACCTGACGCGTACCTGGACATGGGGGAATTCTCCATAATTGTGGAGTGTGATGAAAACCAGCATCGTGGAGCTACGTACAGTTGCGAATCTCTTCGCACGATGACGCTCTTCCGTGACGCAGGTAATCGGCCGCTTGTGGTTGTTCGCTTAAACCCCGATAGTTATCGCGACTCGGTGGGAATCCTACATCCCGGGTGCTTTACCCCAACACTCACGACGCTTAACCTGGATGTGAATGCGTGGAATCGGCGCGTGGGTGCGCTCGTTGCCGCTCTTCACACCCACATGAATAACCCACCCACCCGTGAAGTTACCGAAGAGTTGCTGTTTTTCAACGAATAAAATATGTAAAATGGAACTTTTGGGGGAAACCATCCCAGGGATCGTACATGACGCGGTCGTGCACATATCATATGTCCTATATTTCATCACATTTTTCCTAAATTTTTAGTATTTTATACTACCGGAGAGAGAAATCGTATTACCTCTCTCCAATTTTTCAAATCTCTATTTGCTCTATTTTTCAATTTTCATTTGCTCAATTTGCTCCATTTTTTTCATATATTTCCAACATTTCCATTTTCCAACATTTCCATTTTCCAAGTTTTCCAAACACAGTCCGGTGTAGTTGTG